GGCCTGGCCTGCTGCTGGCGCGGTCGCAGGGTCTAGCATCGAGTAGCTAGCGGTCGTGGCAGCAACACCGTGGGTGACGGCGCCGGAGGTGGCGCCGTTGAGCTTGAGTGACAAAGCGCCAACGGCCCCTGCTACGTCCAGAAGATCGGACGGTGTCTTGCCGATGCCAACATAATTTGTAGTTGGTGAAACGGTGATCCCGTTGGTGTTGCCGTAGCCAAGTGGCGTTGCGATCCGGATGCTATTGCCAGAATTGGCGCCGAGGTACGTCACATTATCACTCGATACTCCAAGTATATTTTGTTGTGCTCCAGAAGTATTCGCCATGCGAAAAAATTGATTGTTCGCAATTGAAAACGCATAGCCGCCTATTGTACCTGTAAGGTCAATCCCCGTATATGCAAGCCCTGTTAGCTTCAAAAGTGGTGGGTAGCCGCCTGGTGCAGTACCGCCAGCAAGCGTTGTTGTTCCCGATGCGGCGTTGTCAGTTATCCGAGAATCCCCCCACCCGCTCGCAGTCTTCACTGGGACGTAATACGTGGTTCCGCTCAGGGTGCCGCTTCCCGCAACATAGGTCCCGCTCAAGTCCGGCACGACCGACGTGCTGATCTTCGTGTTGCTGTCCAGGCACGGGATGCCGTTGGCCGTGTTGCTGCAGTAGTCGGAATAGGTGGTGGTGACTGAGGCACACGCATTCCACGCAGTAGCCGACGATCCAGGCAGCGTGACCGTCACCCCTGGTGTCTGCACGCACTTGACCTGGCCGGTCGTCTTATCGAGTGAAGGCGTGCCTGCGATACCAGGCGAGTTGCTCCCAGGCGTTACCGTCACACCAAAGGCAAACGGCGAAGCAATTAGGCCAGCGACGGCCAGTGCAATCAGTGCGCGCGCTACAACTCGTTTCATTAGGCGGACCCTCCTGCAAACTGCCAAAACTTCAAACTGCCTGAATCTGTCATGAGTGACAGTTGTATGATGTCGTCAGGTTCGGGGAACATGTCTTCGTACACGCCGCCGATCTTCTTTGTCTTGATCTGCGCGCCGCTTGTCGGAGTGCCTGCTGCTGTGACAGTGCAAGCATCTACAAAAGAAAATGTCAACTGTGTGCCGCCTATTGACGTGCTGGTGTCAACGCCCACCAGCGGCCCGGCCCCATGCACGCGCAGATGCTTGTGGCTGCCGAACCCTGAGATCACACCGTCCACAATCGTGACGTCAAACCAGCCGTCGTCGGGCGGCGCTTGCAGGGCCAGGGTTGAACCAAGCGGCATGCGCAGAAGGATGGCGTTGACCCCATCGTAGGTAATCGTCAGGGTGACGGGCGTGGTGGAATCCGTGTGCAGCGTGGGAATCAGGACAAACGTATTGTCCGATGCAAGGGATACGTGCGGCGACTGATACACGAGCGGTCCGAGAGCTTGCGGGCCGGGCACAAGCGGCGCGGATTGAATCTCAAACAACACGCCGGGGTTGCTGCCAGAGCAGTACACCTTGAACCCGATGGTGGTGGTGGCCCCAACGTCCCCGCCATCGACTGTCACCCACGTGGGCGTGATGGTCCATGGTGCTGCCGGGATGCTTGTTACTCCCGGCGTGTTGGGCAGCATGGGAAACGCTTGCGGGAAATCGCTGCCCGTGCTTGTGGCTGTTCTTGTGGCTGACATGACGAGGCCTGAGTCGCCAGACACGCGCACGCCCGCGAACTGGTCAGCACGCAGCAGCTTTGGAGTGCTAACAAGCGGTGAAGTGGTGCCAAGGTCTACCCAGGCCATGGGAGCCACCCCCAGCACGATGTTGTCCGTTTGCATCTGCAAGAAGTGCGCGCCGTAGGTCGTGCCGTTCAATACCTGGACCACCATATCCTTGGCGAAGGCATCGGACGTGCTGAAGTCGGGGTCGCGGTGCATGCGCGCGTGTGTGGCGACGAAAGAGTACCCACCGCCTACGGCCTCTTCCCAGTGGCCTCCGATGTCATCGACCACATAGGGGCCGTCGTACTCCTTGCCGGTGAGCGACCCCGGCAAGGACAACGCAAGGAAAGATCGGCCCACTGCCCAGGCATCCGCGCCAAACGCGCCGGTTCCCGTTCCGCCCTGAATGCCGGTGAAGGGGTTCATGCCATCGAACATGTCGGCGGTGAGCGGCCCTGCGATTGTACGCTCCATCACGCCAGGGGAGATCTGCGCGAATATGCTGAACACGACACCGGTACCTGCCCAGGCGGACGCGCTGAACGCCGCCACCACCGCGCCTCGGTCGTTCGCATCGAGCACCTGTGCCGTCCTGTACTCCTCAAACGCCAGCGGCGTGGTGGGCGCGACGGGGCTTGGCAACGGAAGGTTTGGCACGGTGAGAGCCTGCGACGGGTAGAAGAAGACATCCTCGCAACATTCGACCTTGATCGAGTTGTCGATGCCGTCGCCCAGGTGGATACCCGTCACGCGCATGACCATGGAGTTAATGCCGAGGTCAGGCCAGTTGAGCACGAAGGGGGATCCGATGTTGAAGCCCGCCGCCTGCCTTGCCGCAATGACCGTGCAGGAAAGCAGCGGCGTGGACAACATGCGCAGGTCGCGCAGCGCGAGCTTGGCGGCGTTGGCCTGCGACGTGATGCCGGGGTAGTCGATCTGGGCAGAGACGATCCCGCCCTGCGCTTGAATCAAGCCATCCTCGTAAATGGTGACGCTGCCCTGGTCGCCCGAGCGCGTGGAGGCCGAGTAGGTAACGGTCACGCAGTTGACCAGCTCGCCCGGCTGCTTGCGGGATGCGCTCTCAATACTCACCACGTTGGACTCGTCGAGCACAGTCAAATCGCCGTATGTGTAGTCGTTGCGAATGAGCTTGAGTACGAACTGCCCCGAGGTGCGGTCTACGTACAGCACGCCCGTGATGTGGCGAAGGATGTCAGCCAAGAAGTCTTCGATGGTCGTTTGCGAGGACCACACGTGCGACATCCCCAAGCGTTCGTTGTAGAGCGTGTCGGCGGCTGCGGTAAAAGAGGCGTCGTTGATGTTGGCCTCTGCGTACCCCATGCCCCAGTACGGATCGGTCAGGGCCTCGCGGATGATGTGCGCCGGGTTCATGTCCACCACGCCAGCGGGCGCAGCGGCCTCCTGCCCCACCTGGATGCCAGCGTAGATGAACTGCCCGGTTCCGACATGGTTCCCGCTCGCGTCCGAGCCATTGATCACTCGATACGCAATGACGTTGATGCCGCCAGTGTTGATCAATTCCTTCGGAATGACTGCGGTCGAGTTGTACTGCGCCATCTCGCCCTGCCCCGTTGGCGTTAGCGTGATGGGCGTGCCGTTGAACCACAGTTCTCCCGTATCGTCGTGCCACATGCGCACGTTCAGGGGGAAGACTGGCAGCGCGCCGATGTTCCAGCGCATCCATAGCTTGGTTCCCACGACCGAGCGGCCATTCGGCCACGTTCCCAGAACCGTCGAGCCATCCGTGGGAAGCTGCGTTCCGCAAGGTGGGATGTAGTAATTAGGCCAATTGAAGTATTTGCCCACGTCCACCTTGACAATGGCGTTGCCGATGCCACCAGGCCCCTGTGCCCAGTCAGAATCGTCATAGCTCACGGCGCTGAAGTCGGTCCAGTCGTTCGTAACCTTGTACTTCCACACGTCGGACAAGCTGCGCTCGCCGTTGGAAATCTCGGCCTTAGCGTCGTACCACTGCACGCTTGCCCCGCCTAGGCGCGTGTGGATGCGCTTGACGATGAACGTCCAGGGCTTGAGGTACGGACTCGTGCCGATGCGCCCACCCTGGAACACCACCGACGCCACGCCCTTGTACTTAGGCCCTAGGGTGTAGCCGAGCTTTTCAGCCATGTAGTCGTCCTCGCCCGCGTCTGTCCCCGCCACACTGACGGCGCCCTTGTTCAATTCCCACCCACCGAGAACGGAGTCAGGCCCGACGTAGATGTTATTGCCAGTGCCGCCGCCGCCTAGCTGCTGGGGCACACCCGCCGATCCGTCATCTGCTACAAGCGTACCCCCGTCGTTGATGTAAGGCTGGCCGGCAACGAAAATCTGCATCAGCTCATCGATCAGCCCATGGCAGATCCCCATCTGAAGACCTGCATAGTAGTATTGATCGTTGTTCACCGGAATGATCTGAAGGTCTCCGTACCAGCACGTATTGATCTGTGTTAACTCGCGCGTGCCGAACACCGCGGGAATTGCGATCCCCTCTGTGGCCGTTGGCCCCTGCACCTGGCCCGGCGCCTGGGTGGGTGGCTTCATCTTGCTCTGCATGTAGAGCGAGTAGATGAACGCCGCGATAGTGACACCAGCAACGAACCAAGCCATTAGAAGATCCTCGTTGTGGTGTTGAATGGGTTAATGCGCGGGATGCCTGGCCACCCGCCGAAGTTGCCAAAGTTGTTGTATGTCGCGCACCCCGAGGTGGAGTGGTCACAGCCGGGGTACAGCGTGACGGCGAACCCGCTCGGGTGCGCAACCATGTTCTGCGCAAGGTCGCTCGAATGTCGCATGAGCGTGATCGTGGTGCTGTTCTGCTCAACGATGAAAAAGATTGATCCGTTGGGCGACTTCAGCGTACCGCCTTTGAAGTCCCCCGTCAGCGATGCAAACCCTACGATTGCACCACTCAACGATGTGACCGTATTCGCCACTGCGTAGGTTGCCGGGTTCACGTTGCAGCCTGGCCCAAACAGGCGGTGCCTGCACATGCGCGAATAGGTGGCCTGCAACCCCATCCGGCGAAGCGATGTGAAGACGGGCTCGCATTGCAGAGAAACAGTGGCCACGGACACGGAAGAAAAAGCTACGCGCCCCATCCAAATGGTCAGCAGATCTTCATCGTCAAAGTTCGTTCGGTAGATCGTCACCGTCGTCACGGCGTCTGGCGCGTAGCTCAAGAACAGCGCCGCCACCGGGTTGGTGATTGGCAGCTTCAGATCGATCTGATCCTTGGGGACATCCCCTGTATGCGCGATAGGCCCGCAGATGATCGCCTCTGGGCCCCACGTTCGCCCGCCCTTGGAAAGCGTCTCTGGCGCGGCGGCGTAGCGCCACACCTGGGAGCCAGAAGCGAACTCGAACAGCAGTACGGGGTTGCTCTCCTGCTGTGATATGTCCTTCGCCGCGTAGCTCATGGGTAGATCGGAACCTCTTTAGTTGCGGCTACGATGGTCGCCTGACGGCCGGGGAGGTGTTGGATCTCGATGCGGTCAGAGTCCAGGCGCGAGAGGGTTAACTTGCTCACCTTAAGCGCAGCCATGGGCCAGGTGGATCCGGACCACGAACCCGACCAGTAAAGCAACTCGTTTGCCCCTGACGTCGCCACGCTTACAATTCTGAGCGGAACAAAGACTCCCGTGGCTTCGTTCATCACGGCCAGATCCATGGGCAGTGGGTACTCGGTGGCGAAGCCCATAGCCGCGACTTGCAGGCTGTTGTCACCCGGCGCGATGTCCTTTGTCAGCACCACGTCGCCGTTCCAACTCGAAGTCCAGAACCTCTTCCACCTCCCGCGCAGGGTGTGCAGCCACACGCGCAGTTCCCACAGGTCCGCCGCATTCTGCGCTGTCCACGCCAGCACCGCCGACTGGTTAGGGGTCGCATAGATCGGGTACTTGTAGATCGGGCCGGTCCTTGAATCCAGCTCCTCAACCTCGCGGACGTTGTGCTCGGAAATGCTGTTGATGACCTCGATGGGGTCTGTGACGAGAGGGTACCCAAGGTAGCTTGGATACAGGTCAGAGCCCATGCTGAGAAGGTCTTCGGTATCCACGCACAGGAACGCGGCGCTGGCTTGCGAGTACGTGTGCGGGCCACGGTCGCCCGTGAAGTCCTGCGAGAAGGTGCCCACACGCAGGGGCGCGACCCATGGGAGCGTATAGCCTGCGACGGTCGCGCTGATCGATATGGTGCCCAAGCCCCCATTGACGACCGATGTCACCGAGACAACCTCGTAGCTGGCGTTGCTACCCCACACGAGGGCGAAGCCGCCTTGGCGGTACGCGGGCGCGTGGGTCGTAGTCACGGGCAGCGTGACGGTAGCTGCGCCAATGGTTGGAATCTGCGTAGCATTGGGCCAGTCGGGCACGTACACCGGATCGCCGCCCACCACGCGGGCAAGCTCGCGCGCAGCCGCGTAGTCGATGTCTTCGAGCTGGTACTTGAAAGCGTAGGACGTGCGCGGCATCTGGCACAAGCACTGCGGGTATTCCGCACGCTTGCACTTGATGATGCTGGTCAGCCATTCGAGGCTTTCCACCACGTTCATTTGAGGCATGAATGGCCACGCTACGGTCATCGGTTGCCCAACGCTTGGATCGTGCGGTGGTTTTTCTGAAGGTGGATGTTGACCGTCCGAACCCCCTGCGTGCTGGACAGGTAGCGGTTGACGGCCTCGTGCGGATCGAAGCTGGCGTTGACCGTGATGTTGGGCGATCCGCCACCCATCATCTTAGCCGTGTCCGCGCGGCTGGTGACGTCGGCTGGGCCTCGCACAAGCTCTGGGCCACGCTCGCCCACGAGGCCAATCGAGCCTGCGGGGATGCGCCCGCCCAGGTCGTGGGCTCCCGAGTAGTTTGCCGCTGAGATCATGGCGATGATCTTCGCACCCTCGGCGGCGGCAGCGAGCCCGGCCGGGATGCCCGCAGGCCAACCCAGCTCCATGGCCTTCCCCATGCCGACTGCCATGGATACGCCCGCGCTCGCGACGGCGAATGCTTTCTGTGCGGCGAACAGGGTCTTGTAAACGTCACTCTGTTTGGCCCCTGAACGCTTGGACGCTTCGGCCAGGTTTGCAAAAATCATCTCGGCGTTCTGCGTGGACTGCTGCATCAGCGCAGCGTCGCTTTCACGGATCTGAATGTTGGCCTGCTTGTGGATCTCAACCTTCAGCTTCTCGTGTTCCGCTTCCGAAACAAGGTCTTCGTCTCGCGCCTCTTGGGCGGCTTCCAACTTGCGGCGTTCGTCGTCGCGAATGCGCTCAACATCAGTCATGGCGGGGCTCATGAGATCGGCGTGCTTGTTGGTCTTGTCGCGTGCGGCGCCGTGCTTCTGCTGCGCAACCTCGTCCATGTGCGCAGCCCACTGGTCTTCGTTCTTCTTGCGCAGGACGCCGCCCTCGTCGTTATAGTCGTTCAGGACCTCTTTGCGCTTTTCGTAGCTTTCTCGGATCGCATCCTCTTCCCCTTTGAGGGTCTTCTTGATTCCTTCCAGTTCTTTGTCGTTGGCTTCCAGCTTGGCGTCAAGATCGTCCAAGAACGCCTTGCGGTTGTCGGCCGACAGCTTGCGCATGCCCTTGTCGAATGCTTCGCCAGTGTCGCCCTTGGGCTTCTTATCTTTCTTGTCACCCCCTGCTATTTTTGCATACGCTGCGTCCTCTTCTGCCAAAGCGGCTCGCGCATCGAAGTCGTAGGCGGCCTGAAACTCTTCGTCCGTTGACGCCGCCAAGATCGCTTTTCGATTAGCCAGGTGTGTGCGCAAAGCAACATCTTCCTTGCTCTGTGCCTTCTCGTGGATGTCGCGGATTTTATCGGCGATTGTCTCAGCTTGGCTCTCCTCTTCCTCACCCCACTTGCCATCCATGAAGTGGTCCAGAACATCCCGCTTCTCCTTGCTCATACCGGGCGGCTTCTTGGAGATGGTGAACAGCAGCGCTTCGATGGACTTCCCCAGCCCATCAATCACCCAGGCAGCATCGCCGATGCTGGTCTTGATGATGTCTCCGATCACGCTGTTGCCGATGTTGCGGTAAAGATGCTCCCAAGCCTCGGATAGCTCCTTGAGAGATCCCCCCATGGTATCGAGCTGGCGGGCAGCCGCACCAGCAAACTGGTTGTTTCCCAGCTTGGTGAAGTAGGCTTGCACCGATTCGGCGGTCTTGTTGATCGTCTCGGTCTGTCCGCGAAACGTGACCTTCAGCTTGTTGCCGTCTTCTTCTGCACTAATGCCGTACTGTCGCAGGCTGCGATACATCCCCATGGAAGCCATGACCACGGCCTGTGAAATGCTGCCCACGTCCGTGCCGAACGCGCTAGCCATGTTGGAGAACGCCTTGAGGGATTCATCGGTGGGGTCGAGGCCAACTTGCTTCAAGTGGATGAAGGCGTTAGCGAGCTGGTCTTCCGTGAAGATCGTCTTTTTCGAGACTGCTTCAAGCTCCTCGAACTTCTCCTTAGCGTCTTCCGTGCTCCCCGTGATGCCTTCCAGGCGCGCGATGATCGACTGGTACTCAACCGTCGCGTGGATCGTCTCTTCAATGACGTGCTTCGCACCCTCGAATGACGCCCAGCCTAGGGCCAGCTTTGCCCCGAAGGCTACAGCCTCATGCCCACCCTCTTGCATGCTCTCGCCCAGGCGGACGGTAGCCTTTTCAAACATGGACAACCCGGCCCCGCCCATACCGCCAGCACTAACGGCGGCCTTCTCCATGGCCTGCAACCCAGTTGCAGCCTCTCGTGCTGCGTGGCCGTGCTCGGTCAGCCTGGCCGATGAAACGGCGACCTTGCTTTGCAGTGTTGCGGCCGTACCTTCGAGTTGCTTGCTGATCGCCGCAGTCTCCTGCATGCGCTTGTTCGCAAGCTCGAAGCCATCAGAGATCACCTTCAGTTCAAGGGGCTCTGTGGCTTCACTCATTTTGCACCTTCCAAAAAATGCGGTCGATGGACTTGATCAGGTCTGCTTCCCAGCCTGTGATTGTCGTTCCGGTTACTTCCGACCAGTTGCGGATCTCAGTATATGTCAGGCGCTCGCCATTGAACAGCTCATGCCACCAGCCCCATACATACGCAAGCTCCTCGGGCAGCTCGGGAAGGGTCAGGCCGTCCGGTTTGTCCGTCCGGCCCTGTGCCTTCCAGGTCTTCCAGACTTGTTCTAGGTTTGCCCGCTCTGACTGTCCGCCACCGGCTGGGCGTTTGTCGAGTCGGAAACTTGTTTCTGCGTGTCGGGCAAGCTGCTCGACGCGACCCCGAAAAAACGGCCACGGTTGTAGACGAGGTCGTCAATCTGGCGCGCAACCTGCGGGGCCTCGCGCAAAAAGTCAAGCACTGCTGCCTCAGTGCAGGGATCGTCAAAGCTCCACCCTGACACGAGAGTCGCAGTCAGACGCAACTCTTCATCCACCGTGGCAGCCTTGCGCTCTTCCGGGGTTGGCATCTGTGCAATGACCATCAGGTTTCGATGCGTGGCCGTCTTGGCGTCGCGGAACGCATCGGAGTCCACACCCAAGACGCGCAGCCAGTCGCCCGCGTCTTTCCCCTCGGGTGTCTTGATGTTGAGAATCACGCCCGCGTTCGCGCGCGAGCGTGTGAAATACTTCGACTTATCAGCCATGGTTCTGCCCTCCGGTGGTGTTGGTTATGCGTGCGGGGTGCGCGTGATGACGATGTTGCTGTTGGTCGTGGTGGCGTCCAGCAATGCCTGAAACGGCATGGCCAGCGTGACGGGTCCGATGCCCTTCACGTCGGGCGGCGCGCCCGTGTAAATCACGCGGGGGATGTTGACCTGCAAGCTGTTGTTCAGCGAGTCCATCAGCGTGAATGACACCGACGACTCGGTACCGTTGATGAACTTATTGAGCATCGTCGAGTCCTCGAAGTACGCCGTCAGCGTCCCCGTGATGTCGAAAAACCCAGGCGTCGGGCGGCGCGACAGCTTGGAGCCCACCACATAACGACCCTGCAAACCAGCCGCGATGCTAAGTTGAAGCTCGGTCACAACCGCGATGGATGACCCACCTTCGTTGATCGTACCGGTGAAGGCATCGAACACGGGCGTGGTGGTGGGGTTCGTGTGTGTGGCCCCAGTCATAGCCGCCGCCCCGATGGTCATGTTTTGGCCGAGCAGCGAGAACTGGCCCTTGACAATGGCGTTGTTGGCCAAGGTCAGCGTCATCTTGTCGATCTCACATCCGGTGTACCAGTGGTAGGGGTCGTCGGCGATGTCCGCGAAGTTCCGCTCGAACGTGAACGAAGACCGGGCCACGCCCGCCTTAAGCACGTTCGTTCCGGCGCCTCCCCAGGTGCTCTTGAGCAGGTTCGCGAGCAGGTCATCGTACGTCCCGTAGGACATTTCGATCCCGATGTCGCCTGCGATCTTGTAGGCACCCTGGCGGAACGCGAAGAGCTGAAAGTCCGGCCGGATTTCTTCCGACTTGAGCCCGTCTTTCTGCAACGCCAGCGACACGCTTGTGTTCCGCAAAAGCTGAAACGCGGGCGTGCTTGTCGGCGTAGTGCCGTAAGTAACCTCGGGTATGTAGCCTATTGAGTGCCGTGCGCCGTCAGCCATGTTGTCTCCTTAGCGTGGAATGAGAGCGTACCAGTTGACGGTAACGCTCACGTGGAACCAGTTATCTTCGAGCCGCCCCGGCGAGCGCCCGCACTTGCTTATCACAATCGTCTGCCCGTTGGCGATGAACGAGTGCCCGACCTTGTACGCCGCGCGGAACGTCTCGGCGTCGGCAATGGCCGCGGCGTCACCCTGGCCAATGGGATAGAAGAAATCGACCTGTGCGATCCCGGTCTGCTTGTCTTCTCCCAGGTCGCCGAGGGTTTCCCCTTCGGGCACGTTGGGCAGGTACGTGAAGCGGCACCACTTCGCATCGGTCGGCTTGCTGAAAGCCGCATTCTCACGCTCGACGGGGATCGCGCCCAGCGTGGACAGCACCGACGTGGTAAGCGCCAGTTGCGCGTTGGCCATGCTCACAGAGCACCGCCCTTGCACGCGCGCTTGATGATCTGATTGACACGCGACACGTTCCTGCGAAGCATGCCAGCGGGGGCCTTCTTGCTCCAACCCATCTCGCACGGCCACGCATGCGGGCAGTTGTTGCGGAAGTAGAAAACCTCGTCGCCCTTCATCTCGGACACGGCCGCAACGCTTTCGGCGATGGCCATGTTCATGGGCCGGATGTTGAGTTCGCCCTCGCGCGGGCTGCCCAAGCTCGATTGCCAGTTGCCTTGCAGGAGGCCGGTAAGCACGGGGGTGGCCGCGATGGTGCTGCCGCAGAGGTCGAGGATTGCGGCCTTGCGGATGCGGATCACGGCATCCAGTTGCGCCTTGGTGCGCGCTGCTACGCTGGTCGAAAAGCTCACAGCAACACCACGATCATGTTGTGAGAGATGATGTCGCCCGCAGGCATGTCGGGGGTGGAAGACTCCACACGCCAGGCAGTGCCATTGATGGACACGCGGTCTTGAGGCTGAGGCTCGAACCCCGCGAGCCCTCGCGCGAGCACGTGCAACGCCTTCACCTTACGCTGGGCAAGAGATTTCTGCTCCTCGCGGTTGTCGGTGTAGGCGGACAAAGCAATAAAGTTGCCAACGCCCGAAGCGGTGATCGACGTTCCGGGCGTGACGACGCCACCGGCAGAGACGTTGGTCGCCACGGGGCGCGTGAATGTAACGGGAAATCCGAGGGTGCTGCACACCTCGAAGTCGTTCTGTTCAAGCTCCATGGATGCAATGGTCATCCGAGCAACCTGCTGATCAAGTTGTCCGGGGTGTCGAGCTTCAAGGTCTGCTCGAACGACTCCCCGCCCACCACGTCGCCCGCACCTTGGCGATCGCGAAGGTCAACGTACTGCTGACCGTATGCAGTCTTGAGAAACGGATCCGCTTGCTGGGCATCAACTGCGGAGCCCGAGCGTGAGAAGGAATACCCGCGCCCACCACTTCGGGAAACAACATCACCCGAATTGAGAAGCGCGGGGTTCTGTGTCTGGGCGTTCAACCAGAGTTGAACCCAGTGGGCAACCAGATAGCCGGTGCCGATTTCCGCATACTCCTCGAACCGCTCCCCGATGTAGAGGGCGGCGTCGCCGAGGTACAACGTCACCACGTCGTCACCAACCAATGAGATTGGGAACTCCGGGTAGCGTGCGCGGAAACCGGCAATGTCCATGGTGGTTAGCCAGCAGCCAGTACCTTGTCCAGGTAGTACATGGACTTCTTGTAGCGGACTTCGAGTCCACCACATCGGGCCTCGCCAGGGACGTTGATCGCCAGGTTCTTGTACTGCGGAGCCGCGAACCTCAGCGCCATGGGGATGTGGAACACCAGGCGATTCGGGTCGCGAACGAAGAACACCACACGGCTGTTGCTGCCCGACACCGCGCCGCCCGTCGTGGCCGCGCCCGCAGTCTCAAGACCGGGGAGCGGATAGATGTTCAGGTCGATGTTCTTGGTCGCCTTGCAGATGTTGTTCCGCTTGAGGAACTCGATCACGGTGGTGTCCGCGTAGTCAGTACGCGCACGCGAGGTGAGCACGGTCCAGGCGGCCGGGGGGATCCCAACGTCCGTGACGAAGTCGTTGTAGTTGGACGCCGCATAGACAGCGTTCAACCCCTGGTTCAGATCTGCCAGGATGGTGGCCGCTGCGGTGCCTGCGGTGTCCCACGCGCCCGTGGTGGCCACGGCCTGCGGGATGCTGTCCGTGTTGAAAAGCCCCGTCAGGTTCTTCTTGGTGCTGCCGAAGAACGCGGTGTAGTTAAGCCGACGCTCAACCATTTCCTGAGCGGCGGCGAGGCGCCGCTCGTTGAGCGGGCGACGAAGGTAGGCAGTCTCGCGCAACTCCTGAAAGGAGTAGCGGTAGCCCATGGGGATGTGCCCGACGTTCCGGATGGACTCGTCATACTGCACGTCCGCGAAGGGCATGTCGTCGCCCATGTCCGAACCGAAGTCCGCTTGGCCGACGATGTCCCCCTTCTCGTAACGAATGGACTGCGCCCACTCGCCCGCCTCGTTGGAGATGGGCAGCACGTCCCGGAAGCGCATCGGGGTGTACTGCTTCATGTACATGATCGCCTCGGTGTAGGCGAGCTGCGGGACCACGAACGAAGTCGCTTCGTTCGCGTCCTGGGCAATCGCGCCCTGCGGGGCGTCCGCGAGGATGTCCGAGTGCTTGGCGAAGAAGCTGCGCAACTGCTCCAAGCGGTTGGTGCGCATCTTCTTTTCCACCAGCTCGTTGCCGTCGTGGACCACGACCAGTTCAGTCTTGGGGATGAGGATTTGAAGGCTCATGTTTCTGTGTCTCCTGTTGAAAGTTTTGAAGTGCCCCGCGACTTAGGTCGCCGAGTAGATGGTTGCGCCCGTGTTGATGGCGATCTTGCCGATTTGTCCGCTGACCACGTCGCCCACCCAGAAGGCGTTGGGGATCGTCAGACGGCCCGCGGTGTCGGCCTTGCCCACGCGGGCCGAGCCGAGCGTGCCGCCACCGCCAACCAGGGCGATCACGCCGTCGCCATCGACGACAGTCTCCGAGGCCTTAGCGTAGATCTCCCCCTCGTTGAGCAAGGGAACATCATCGTACTGGTTGAACGCAACCGCGCCCGACAACAGCGGGTGCAGGGGGCGCATGACTGAGATGCCCACGATGACATCCGTGGTTGCCGCAAGCAGCTTGCAGGTGCCGGTCGTGGTGCCCTTTGCGACCGCACGCCCAAAGGGGATAGCGGACGCGCCGCTATTCACGCGCGAACGGATGGTGCTAGGCACGCCCGTCGCAATTTGTCCTTCATAGCCGAGTCCAGCCAGAAGGCCACCGGGGGAGCTGAGATCTACTGCCATTTTCTTCGTCTTTCGTTGATGTTGAGAGTTACGTTTCCCCGCGCCTTACTGACGCTTTTCCTGCCAGCGGTTGTTCTGCTTGCGGGTCGCAGCTTCAACCGAAACTTCTTCCACGTCCGAGGCATCGTCGGACTTCGCGGAGATCTTCTTCTGGCCGACCACGGTGGGGTTGGCCAGGTTGCGCGCCTGCTGCTCGCGGCGTGCGGTGTTTTCATCGTTCGCGCTGGCGGCGATGACCGTGCGGAGAGCAACCTGCACCGTCGCATCGTCGGCATTGTCGAGGGCAACCCCGACCAGGACGGCGTCGGCCACGCGCTTGGCGTGCTCGTCGCGGCCCGTGATGTCGCCCAGCATGGCGCGACGGACGGCACCGGCAGAGCCCTCGGGCTTCACCTTGGGGCACAGTCGCGCGCAGTCGGACAGAACCGTGGCGTGGTCCTGCACCATGACCGCAAGCTGCTCGGGCGTGACGATCTTCGCCTCAAGCTCTTTGACCTTGGCCACGTGCTCGGTGGCCAGCTTTGCCACCGCCTCCCCGTGCGCGGACTGCGCAGTGGTGAGAGCGTCTTGCGACGTCGCCAAGTCTTTGACCAACGTCTCAACGAGGCTTGCTTCCGTCTCGTCGAGTGAGTAGGCCACCCCTTTGAATTGAACAGTGCGCTTCATTTTCGCTTCCTTCGGTTGGGTGTCTTCATCGGCGACACGGCATGATGGGCCGCCTCGTCCGCTCGGAACAATCGCGATGTGGTTCGCGCGAATCTTGCGCTGGACGGCGTCGTATGCCTCGCCCGTGTCAGGGTCGATCCCCGGCGTGCGATCGATGGCGTACTTGTACCCGGCCGACAACTGCTGGACACCCTTGTTGATGGCGTCCACGGCCTTAGCGTCGCGCACGTGAAGCGTCGCTTTCACCAGCCCCGCCTTGCGGTCGAATGAGCAATCGGAAGCGTGACCCTTGGCGAGCTGCGACCAACAGTCAGCAGTCACGCCCGCGGGGTACGCAATGGGGTCAGGGTGCCCAAGCGTGACGGACGCCTGCTCGAAACTCTTGATGGCATCGGCAGCCCCTACCTCGTCGGCAGGGCGGAACAGCTTGACCGTATCGTCGGGCTTCTTGAGTGGGAACGCGGACTGACCATCTGATGTGAAGATTTCGCGCACACGGTACGTCTGCACACCCACGCACGCAATCGCCGCAGGGGCCGACAGGAAGTTGTTCTCGTTGATCACCCGCTGGGACTGCTCGGGCAGCTCGAATCGGTCATAAGAAAAACAGGTTTCCATTAGTTGCCCCCGTAGCCCATGGAGTTGACGAGGTCTTCCAAATCGATGTGCGGAATGGCGCCGCATCTACAGTTGATGTCTTCTCCGGGGTGACAAGGCTCGCCGTCGATGGTGCCCTCAAGCGGGCCTTCTTCTTCCCACGAGAAGACGCCGGGGCCATAGCCCACGTCCAGCTTTTCCATGGCCAGGTGTTCCGGCCGCGTGTTCATGTGCGTGCAGATCCAACCGTACAGCTTGATCCCTAGGTCGGTCTGCCGCACCTGATTGAAAGCCCCGGACAGCTTGCCCGTTTGGTCGCGCGCAATGAGCGCCGCGCGCGAGTCGGTGACATCGCCCACCTTCTCGATGGCCTCGGTCAAGGTTTCGTAGTTGGTGCCCGCCTCCCAGTTCTTCGCCACGGCGTTGGCCACGTCTTGAAAATACTGGCTGGGGATGGACTCAATCAAATCGACGTTCTCGATCAGCTTCTCGCCCATCAACTCGCGGATACGCGGGGTGTCCGTGAGAAACGGCTCGATGTTGATGTCCATGGATGCGCGCACCGAGTTGGCCAAGCGCTCGTCAACGGTCTTGATGTTCTTGCTGACAACCTTGGCGCCTAGGGCCTGCGCGCGAGGTGTGACCTTGGCAAACGAGCGCTGCTTCTCGGCGATGACATCTGCCGCCGCTGGCGCCAGTTTCGCATCGTGGGCGAACTTGCCGGGGAAGTGCCCGCGCAGGCCGGGAATCAAGTGCTGCCGTGCCCAGGCTCGAAGGCCGCGCACGATCTCGTGCAACTCGGCCCGGTAGTACAGCTCGTTTTCCTTCGCTGGCATCACGGGGCGCAGCTTGCGCGGGCTCCGCACGCGGAACCGCTCGCTTCGATGCCCAGGAGCGACGAAGCCAGGCCGGACAATCTGTGCGATATTTACGTGCAGCATCTATGCCATCTCAAGCGATGGTAGCCCCGAGAATTGTTAAAGTAAAGGTTGAAGTTTTCACATGCCCACAGGATGCACCCAAGTCACGCTCCGACCAGGAAACAAGGACCATCCACTGCGAGGCTGCCACACCAGAATTGTGCTAGGCACGAGTGCCCAATGGCCGGGATACACGATAGGCGCACCGCTGTCTGCCACAACCGAGCAAGCAGCCAACCCGCACGCCGCCGAAACAGAAAGTGTGTGTTCTTGTCCTGCGCTGGTGTCCGAGGTCGCCCCGGCCGCGAATGCGCTGACTATCAAGCCACCGTGCCCAGCAACAGCCTCACACGTCGCGCCCGCGCACGCTGCCGTGATAGTTGCAGGCGTAACCTGTGTTGACGTTGCGCTCGCGGTTGCGCCTGCACACGTCGCGGCGACGGTCGCGGCGATTGATTGGCCTGCCGTTACTGTAGCCGTGGCCGCCCCCGCTGTTGCATCCACAGCGGCAGACATTACCTGCGTGGCGACGACCGAACACGTGGCGCCCGCCGCGTTGGCGTTGATGCCTGCACCTGACAATCCAGGCGATGCGTAAGCCTCGCATGTTGCTCCCGCACACGTAGCATTGATCACGGCAGGCGTGACTTGCGTTGCCGAGATGCTTGCCGTTGCGCCCGCGCAGGACGCCGCGACAGTTGCGCCGGTTGATTGTCTTGCGACAGCCGAGCACGTTGCAGCGCCGGCCGAAGCGTTGACGGTCGTGGCAGTGATCTGAGTTGCCGACGCGGCGCAAGTCGCCCCCGCCGCAAACGCTGTAACGACAGCACCAACGAGACCTGGTGAGGCTACCGCCGCGCAGGTTGCGCCTGCTGCACTCGCGTTGATGGTAGCCGCTATGACCTGTGATGCGGTTGCGCTCGCGGTAGCGGCGCCGGCCACGGCCACGACTTCGATGGTGCACTGTTGCCCGGCCACGACCGCTGCCGTGGATGCTCCCGCTGACGCCAGCACTGCCGCCGAATGCGTTTGTCCAGCGGTCGCCGATGCTGTAGCACCGGCGACGGTTGCTGCGACTGCTACCGAAGTGACCTGTGTGGCGGATGCTGCCGCCGTCGCGGCGTTGGCGTTGGCGTTGACGGTAGCCCCGTTCACCTCCGTTGACGCGACCACCGAACAGGAGGCCCCGGCTGCCGACGCGGCGATTGCTATCGGCGTGATCTGCGTAGCGCCGGCTGTAGCGGTGGCTGCGGCGGCAGACGCCACCACGACAGACGCTGCGGCTTGTGAGGCTGCCATCGTGCAGGTTGCGCCGGCTGCGAGCGCAGAAGCGCTTGATGGGGTAAGCTGCGTGGCAACAACGCCAGCGGTGGCGGCGCCGGCTGTTGTTGATACCACGGTGGGCATCTGTTGTGTGGCCACAATCGCGGCGGTAGAACCGGCCGCCGAAGCTGAAACGGACGCCGGTATGCTCTGGCCTGCTGTAACGGCTGAAGTAGCGCCAGCAGCAGACGCATTGATCGACGTATCAGTTGCACCGCTGTTAAACGTCGGAGCTTCTGGTCCGGCAGCCCCGGTGAGGATGCCGGGATTCATGTTTCGGCTGTGACCGCTGTCGTCCGTGTAGCTCGCGGCTATCGGCCCCACGATCCACCTCTGCCGATAGTGTGCCCAGCATCCCGTGTATGGGGTCGCATCCGCCGCAAGCATCGCCTGAATAACAGCGTTCGATGGCACGCTTGCACCTGCAACAATCGTCAGGTTGTAGGTGTTGGACGCGTCGGTCGCTGAGTAGTCGTCGGAACAATCGTAAAATCCGCCGACGTGGTCAAATGTGAGATCTGCAAACCCGACAACTGAGTAGTCAATCGTCGTGCTGTACGGGCCTTGAACGGTCCCGCTTGACCCCAACTGGTACCACATGTAGATAGTCGCCGATGTCGCGCCAACCACCACCATGTGGCCGCAACCGATCCAACCTTTTGCGGTGACGTAGTCGGTGGTAAAGCTTGCGAAATCGTGCTGGGCCATCAGGTTCTCGCTGCCGTTCAGGTCGAGCCCAATGGTCCCTATGACGGTCGAACCGTCTACCTGGTCCCAACGAATCGTGAAATTGCACTGGTACTGATTGTATGAGGCATTCTCCAGATAGATGCCAACGGTGTCACCCCTTGCGCGTGACCACGGAGCCACGCCGGGATCTGGCATCCTCCACCATTTCGTCGCGGTGGCGCCCGTGGTGATGGTACTTCCCGCGGGGGCGTCGTTTTCTATATTGATGCGTGCGTATGTTGACTCCAGGCTGGTCGAGTACACCTCTGGTGGGGCTGGCCCTGGTACGAAAAGGAACGTCCACGCGACCCAATTGTCTGCCCCGTTTGCCGTCTGTAAGAGCGTCGCTGTTGCGACTGCGCCCGCCGCCACGTTGTCTCGATAGACTACGCCCAAGCTGTAGCCATTGGCTGTCGTATTGACGTTGACTGCAGTGCCGTTGATCGCGTAGCTGTCACCCGATGCCTGCTTGGTGTTGGGGGTGTTGTTGTCGCACGAAATATAGACGTGGACACGAGTGTCACCAGCAACGGCATTGGCCGCCGTTGCTGGCGCGGTCATGGTCATAGTCGCACCTGAACCGACCACCGTGACCGCGCTATCCCGAATCGGCGCCGTCGGATCCCACTGCCCGGAAGGCGAGCGCCACACCTCGCCCACGGCGCCCCAGACAGTTCCCGTATTCACGGTGAACACGGGGTTGGTCACATCTGTGTAGCCGGCACCCCACTGCTTCTTGAATATCGCGAAGTGGTGCGTGCTATCGGGCGACTGGTCCGCGCTGGCTGTGAGGAGTCCCCATCCCTGCCCTGTTGGCGGTGTGAATGTGCACGTGTTCGCATTCGCGAAATTGGCGAACACAAACACTAACTGCCAGTCGTACTTCTGAGGGGTATACCCCGCAAGAGTAGTAAAGTTCGGCGTCCGGGTTGCCCCGGTGGTGCCGGACACTACTGTCGTGCACCCGAGCGGACTGGCCATGGTCCGGTTCGATCCTAGCTATTACGCCCCGTCAGGCTGATTCACAACAACCGAGGTGATCGTAGACGTCAGCCCGGAAGTGTAAGTCAATGACGGAACCGTTACTTCTGCGCCGCTCGTTGCGACTACCATTTGCCACAGTGCCGTCGTGCCGTCGCTGGCATACACGCGCGCAAACTGCGCCGTTCCGTTGGCTGCGTTTGTGGCGTTGGCAATGGCCGCCGCAGTAGCAACGCCGTTGCTGTCCGTGAATGCGGTTGCAGCCAAAGTGTGCTCGACAAGCATCACGTGACTTCCGAGAGATGCCGCCACGTTGGCGGGCGCCGCACCGCCGGTAGTGTCATAGATGCGCAGCTTTCCGTTGTTGGCGAGCGCCACGCGGGCAGCGTTGGCAGTGTGGCGGCTGTTGTCTGATTCTTTCATGGTTCATTTTCCTTTCGTCTTCGGTTTCTGTTCGCCCATCTTGGGGTTTTGAATCACGGGCGCAGGCTCCGGACCGCCTGCGTCTGCTTCCACTGCCTTTGCAATCACCGCCCCGTGCTTCGCCGTGAACTCTGTGATGGTCAGGTTACCGTCATCGCCCGGCCACGGGGGGAAGCCCATCTGTGCAAGGGCTTGGTTGACGGTGACGATTGACCCTTGCATGGCCGGGGTAAGCGTGAGCTGCGTAGCCTCGGCCACGGGGGCGACGGGTGTTGCTTCGGACGACCCGACGTTGCTCGGCTGCGCGGCCTCTGGCGGTTGCAGCTTCAACGCCGCAAGCTCGGCCAGGCGTGCCGTCTGCTCATGCCCCGCCGCCTCGACCTCAGATACCATACTCACGTCCGCGTCTTCGAGCATTGGCATGAAGTCCTCTTCCTTGAGCTGCCTGGTGACGGCAGCAGCGGGGAGCGCCATGCACTCGACGTATGCCTTGCGCGTGGTGGCCTGCACTAGCTCGCGGTCGGCCTTATCTTTCTTGCTCTCAACACGTAGCGGGTTGAATGTGAACTTGAACCCAGGAGGCTGGGATCCGAACAGGTGCGCGCACAGCACCTTGTACCACTTGGCGATGGGGCCTCGACATACAACAGCCTGCTCGCTCGCGATGCTCTTGTCATAATCCTGCTCCTCGCCCGCGCCCGACGAGTTGAGCCCCGGTGACGACTCACCCAGCAGCTTGGTGCGCGGTGTGCGCGAGGCCGCGGCGATGGCAGACTCGAACTTGTCCACCACACCCGCGAGCCCGGTGAAGTTGTTCCCCTTCTTCTCGTACTTGTCCTTGGCGTCCATGATGAGCATGCGGTTCATGCTCTTAATCGTCTGCGCGAGGCCGAAGCGTTTCGCGATCTTCTCGTCGGCCTTGGGGCTTGCCATCGTGGCCGCAAGACCATCGACCATCATCACGTCGATGTTGGCTTCGAAGAACATCGTTGCGAGCCCCGCCATCGTGGCCGCGTAGTCCTTCACGGATTCAAGCGCGACTTGCAACACGCTGTCGTGCCACATGCCATTGGCCAGCCAGTGGATGTAATCCAACCGCTCGCCATCGAAGAAGATCATGCGCGACCGATGGATCTGCGTTGGCGTCTCGACCCCGCCCACAGTGTAGAACCTAGGCTTGCGGAAGTCCGGCCCGTAGTCGAGGAAGCTCTGTTGCAGGTCTTGAGGCCCGAGCAACCAGCGGTCGAACATCTCAACCCCACGCAGGCACCCGCGCGGCAGCTTGTCCAGGTCTACGGGCTCGGCCCAGTTGCTATCAAGCGCGCCGTTGAAAAGCAGGATGCCCGCCGCCCCGCCGTACTGGCGCGACCACTTGATGCCGTCGAAAAACTTGTTGCGGAAATCGAAGAACGCATCCGCATCGTCAAGGGTCTGCTGCCTGCTGGTGTCTTCCTTCTTGCCGTCCCACTCGCACGCAACCCACGCGCGGCACATATCCTCGGCGCGCACCCCGACGATGTTCTTGGCCAGCCAGTTGGTGCGGCACATGCTCGACGCTTGCTCGCGGTCGATCTGAACCGTATAACCCCAGTTGCTGTAGCTGCGCTTGTCTCGCTCGGTGCCCAGCCCTGCGACCGCGTTCTGCAAACCGTCGGACGAGAACGCGCCCATGAGCGCATCCTGGCCAATGTAGAACGAGCGCAACGTCTGCTCATGTGGGGCGAGCATGTTGCGAATGCCTTCAAGCTCCGAACGCACGAGGGCTAGCTGCTTGTCTCGCTTGCCTTTTCCTAGGAATTCAAACATGCAGCCCCCTATACGTCGAACATGGTCGGCGTGCGAGTGATCAACAATTCGTGCGCGTACCGCACGCTATCCCATCCGTGCTCATAGCCGGGCTTGAGCTTGCGGGACACGACCCCGGTCAGCTTGTCCGTCTGGTACGACCACAGCCGCGCCTCTTCGTGAACGTGTGCGCACGATGTATGGATAAAGATGCGCTCAAACCCGCGCAGGTACGTCACCCCGTCCTCGACACAGCCGGGCCACTTCTCGCACGATTCGATCATGAAGTTTTCATTCTTCATGTGCGAGATGGTTTCGGGGCGCGCATTGTCGGCCTTGATGATGTACTTGCGCACGTCGGTCACGGTATCGAACAGCGCGGGCAGGTCGATGGTTTCGCAGCCGAGCGCGAAGGCCTCCTCTGCAACGTAGAGATTACGGCGCAGCGGAAGGTATGCCTCGTCCCCGCTCGACGTGGTGAACGTCTTGCCCATGTCTTCCGGGTTGAGCACTTCCACAAACGACTTGGTGAGTGCCGTTGGGTCTTGGGAGAATCCCCAGTCCGCGCCAAAGTACGGCCCGCCCGTGAACGTAGCTCGCAGGTCGAAGTCTTTCAGGCACCACTTGCCGTTGAGCACCTGGGCGTCGTTCTTGAACCAAGTCTTGCCGCCCCAGATGTGCTCATAGCGTTCGGGGTCTTGCTCGCGCATGTACTCCGCTTGCTGGCGCAGCACGCGCGGCAACCACGGGTTGTCATCCCAGCCCACTTGGAGCACGACCGCGCCGGGCAGCCGCTTCGAGGGGATCGCGAACATCTGGTAGATGGGATCGGTTTCCTGGATCGGGTTGAACGAAATCCAGATCTCACTACCAGGCTTTCGGATCGTGGGGTCGAGGGTGTCCCAGCTCGCTTGACTGGTCGTCTCACCTTCTTCGATCCAGCAGATGTCCACGGCCTCGGTGGACTTGAGCGAAGCGACGTTATGATGGAGCCCCGCGAAGATGAACTGACTGCCCGTCCACACGTTCACGATCTCGGTGTCGCGAACGATGAACTCCTCTTCGAGCCCCATGCGCGCGATCTGACTTTTCAGCAGGAAGTGAACCGACTCACGGATCGACTTCATGTACTCGCGGGCGCAGAGGATGCGCAGCTTTTTCTTGCACGCGAGCATGAGCAAGGCGCGGGCGATGGTCCACGACTTGACCGAGCCGCGACCCCCATGCACCACGCGGTAGCGCGGGCCGGGCACGAAGAACTTGACCATCTTCTTTGGAATCTCGAAGTCCAAGGACTCGCCACGCGCGGGGCCCAGGTCTTCGTTCGGCAGGCGCGGCGTGATTTGAACAGCTTCCATCACCACACCACGTTTTCGATGGGCTTAAGCCACGTCAGCACCTGTTGGATATTCGCGCGGCGGCGCCACTGCACATCATGCACCACACACCAAAGCTCGAAAACGTCGAGCCCTCCGCGCCCCGCTAGGTGCTCAAGAGTCTGCCCATGGTTCATCAACGCTTGACCCTCATGGTCTGCAAGCAACCGCCAAGGCACCGAGCGCGGAGAGTGAACACCGCGAGCCTGGATGATGGGGAATTGGCGCTCAAGCATCGAAAATCGTCCTGCCCTCTTCCGCGTCCTGCTCTGCCTTCTCTTCGCTGAAATTCAGCGCGCCCGGCGCTTCGGGGTCTTGGGTCGCCGTGGTCTTGTCCACGATGGTGACTTTGATCTCTTGGAGCTTGCGCCCTCCGAGAGGCTTGCCCCCGCTCGTGACATCCGTCTCGCTCTTGCCCGCCCAGCGGTCTTTCATGCCCTGGCGGTGGGTGAGAATCCACTTGGCCGTTTCAACGCCATCGGGGTTGGTCGGGTTGAGCGCAGCACGGTGGATCTTGTTCACGAGGTCAACTTCCACGCGCGCAGAGAACACGTCAAAGATAGTTTGGAACAGGCGATAGGGCGACCCTACCGGCTCCTGCGGATCTTGCCCGCGCTTCTGCCAGTACAGCACACCGGGGAGGTTGAGCCCTACTGCCGCCGCCGCTTGCGCCAGGCCGTTACCAGCACGAACCAGTACAAGCAAACGCCACACACGGTCGAACGTAAAGCCATGCTTGCTTCTCCCCTCGTCGCCAGGCAGTGCCCACGTCCTACCCTTGGGCGCGCGGTACATGCGGAACGCCAAGCGCAGCTCATGTTCTGCCGTGGGCAAATCCCCGAAATCGATGAACGGCTCGCCGTCCGAGCCCATCTTGAGCTTCGGGACCGTCACACGTTTGCGCTTCGCAGGCACAAAACCAGAGTGCCACTTGTCAAGGCTAAAAGCCACCAAAACCTAAAGCGTTACTTGAACTGTGACCGGTCGTGACACCATCGGGGCTTCGGTACCGAAACCGTTATGTCAAGGAGATCCAATGGCCAAAGTCAAATCGTCAGGCAAGAAGGTAGGCAAGGGCGACAAAGCCGCCAAGAAGGGCTTTCGGGGCAACATGTCCAAGACCGTCAACACCAAGCAGGGCGGCTGGAAGAAGCTGCCATTCGGGAACAAGGGCGGCGGCCCCATGCTCAAGGTGGGCGGCAAGAACGTCATGGGTGGGACCGACCACTAGCACATGCCAAGCAAGCTCACGCTTGCCCATGAAAGAGCCGCCCGCGTAGCTAGTCTAACGGGCGGCTCTCTTCTTTTGGGGCTGTCAGGCAAGGACTCATTCGTCACGCTCGACATCGCGGCCGAGCACTTCAAGCGCATCGTGTGCTTTCACATGTACATGGTGCGCGGCATGCGCTGCCTAGAAGCCCCGCTCGAAGCTGTGTGCGCCAGGTACAAGGCAGAGTTGATCTATGTGCCTCACTGGGATCTGGCCAGGTTCATGTCCAACGAAATCCTGCGCCCCGCGCACGTGCGTGCTGTGGGATTGCGCAAGCTCAAGAAGGCCGACAGCGAGCGCCTTGCACGCAAGCGCAGCGGCATCGAGTGGATATCCTACGGGGAGCGCCTATCCGACAGCTACCCGCGCCGCCTGTTCTGGCGACACCTCGACGGCGTCTATCAGGACGGCAAGCGTTGCACCCTGATCCCCGATTGGCTCGATGCTGACGTGAACGGGTTCATGGTGGCGCGCAAGCTGCCTTCACCCTGCACGTTCGGCAGCAAGACAGCCAGCTCAGGGTTCAACATCGGGCCTGACGTGCTCGCATGGCTCAAGCAGAAACACCCTCAAGACTTCCAAGCCGTTCTGAAAACATTCCCCGCCGCTCAAGTTCAATTGGAGAAGACATGAAGCCCGAACTCACCAAGCACCAGAAGTTCCAAAGCCTTCGCATCAAGCGCAGCGAGATCAAGAATCTGCCTCTGAATCCGCGCACCATCAGTGCGAACGCGAAGAAGCGCCTCAAGAAGTTCATCGAGCGCGTGGGCCTGCTCGGTCCGGTGAACTACAACACCACCACGGGGCACGTGTACGGCGGCAACCAGCGCCTTGCCGTGCTCGATGCCCTGGAAGGTGGCCAAGACTACCTGCTCGACGTTGCAGCAGCCAAGCTCACGCCCAAGCAGGAGGCCCGCGCCGTTACGGGGCTCAACTCCCAAGAGCTGCAAGGTGACTGGGATCTGCCTCTGCTCGCCAAGCTCCTGGGCGAAGACAAGCAGCTTGACCCCGAGGACTATGGATTCTCTCAAGTATCACTTGATGTTTTGCTGGGCGAGGAGGGCAAAGGCATCTTTGCCATGCAGAGCCCCGAAACTGAATCGTCGCTCGACGACCTCAACGAGATGAACGAGCGCGACCCCGACGAAGTTGCAGCAGAGAAGAACGCAGCCGTCGAGCGCAGGCACAAGATGAAAGAGAAAGCGCAAGTCGATCAAAACGCGAGCAGTGCTGACCGCGTGGCCCACGTCGGATTCAAGACGACCAAAGAGCTAGAAGCGTGGATGGTCAAGCACGGGGAGAGCCCGCACGCCCGCTACATCAGCGCGAAGGATGTGCCCTAAAAAGTGAAACCCTGCACGCTCTCACAAGGGTGCAGGGTTTCGTGGTTTCTGACTTGGAGGGCAGACACCGAAATCCAAGCTACGCGCCCGGTGGGGTGGTGTCAACTGCTTCACCGGCACAGGGCCTCTCGATCTAGGCGTGCTCCATAAACGCAGCCTGCTGGTCAAGCATCGTCCTGCACCACTGGGGGAACGTCTGCCGCGTGATGGATCGCCGGTACACCCGCCGCAAGCGTTCTAGCTGTGCGATTTGTGCGGCCTGGTAGGGGACTCGCAGAACCACGGGCTTGCCAAGTTTGTGGTTGATGGGTGGGCGTCCTGTCCTCATAGGCGATAGCATGCCGCGCAATTAGGCGTAAGTCAAGCGTCGGAATGGGAGGGGGGATGGGAGGAAAGTCAAGCGAAAAGCGACAATGACGACTTACAACCAAAAGTGGCAACTCCTTTCCCTACCCCTTTTATTACTATTTATATTATCTCATTCCTTATAAGAATAGATGTTGGGTTGTAATGCTGTAATCCGGAGGGGTTTTAGGCTGGAAAACAAGGGGTTTTTCAGTGACAGCTAGGGGTTGTCATCGGTTGTCACGTCGTAATCCACGCCGCGCTTGACTTAGTGTCTAAGGTTAGATATTAAAGGCCTAGGGGGTTCGCATGCCCACGATCCAAATCAGTCTGCAAAACCACGTGTATTTCGAGGCCGAAACGATTCGGCTGGCCCAACCCGCTCCGCTGGGGGTGTCTGGTTTCTACGCCCGAGCAATCCAAGAATACGTCGAACGACTCAAGCACCCGGTTGTTCCCCCTCGCCCACCTAAGCCCGACCTCAAGGGCTGCAACAAGATTGAGAAGGAACTCATTCTAGAAACCTGGAACACCAAGTGCGCCGCGTGGGACGCCAAGTACGGGGTGCAGAAGCCATGAGCACCGCGCTCTACCGCCTGACACCGCTACGTCGAACGAAAACATTTGATCCGCGCGCCCCGACGGACGTACTGTGATCCACGCCAGCCTATGAACAACCAGCCCCTGCACGAGAAGCCAGATCGGCACACGCTCCCTGCACTGCAAGGGGCAAGGCTGGCGCTTATACCGAGCACGGTAGAGACGTGTGTCGATTTGGCTTCTCGTGGTGAGGACTGGGCATGAAGAAATCAGAAGCAACCGCCGCCATGCTCGCCGACCTGGCCCGTTCCGGTCTTGAGCCCAAGCACATGCAAGCTGCACTCGTCGGGGCGGCAGAGCTGGCGACGATGTTCCCGAAGGCCCGCGCCGAGTGGGCGTACAAGCTGCCCTACCCGCCGCGCATGCGTAAGGGCCTGCCGGCCATCTGCCGGTTCAAGGTGCTGCACTACGCGCCCGGTGCGTTCGGTGAGGTGGCCACCGATGCGCCCAAGTACCTGCAACCCCCCGCCACCGCGCCCGGTGCCTACTTCTACGGCGGCTATGACTGGTCCGTGGTCTGCTCTACACCAGGTGCGGAGATCATCCTGGTCGAAGGTGAGAAGAAAGCGGCATGTGGGTGCCTGAATGGCTTCAACGTCATCGGCCTGGGCGGGGTGTGGTCGTGGAAGTCCAAGACGCTGGGCCTGTCGTTCCTGCCTGAGCTGGCCGCTATCGACTGGCACGGCCGTCACGTCTACCTGTGCTTTGACAGCGACACAGTGACCAACGCGGACGTGGCGCGGGCACTGGTCGAGCTGACCAAGAAGCTAACGTCGATGGGGGCGCTGGTCCACGAGGCTACCATCCCGGAGGTCACGCCAGGGGAGAAGGCAGGCCTTGACGACTTCATTCAGGCCCGCGGCCCGGAGGCGTTCCGCAAGCTCCTCGACGATGCGAGCACGCGGGTAGGGGAGGCGGTCGAGAAGCTGTGGTCGCTCAACACCACGCACGCGATCATCAAGATCCCAACGATGGTTCTGGAAGAGGACGTGCCCGACGCTAACGGCAAGTTAGAGAACCGCTTCCACAAGTGGCACGACTGGTCTTCTGTGGTCATGGCCGACAGGTCTGTGATGGACTTGCAACCAGGCGGGCAGGGGCGCCCACCCAAGGCGGTGCAAGTGCCGCTGTCCAAGCTCTGGAACGAATGGCCCGCGCGCCGCTGCTTCTCCCAAGTGACCTACATGCCCGGCCAGCCGCGCATTCTCAATCATGGCAGCGTCTACAACGGATGGCGTGCGCTAGGTGTCGAGCCCAAAAAGGGGAGCGTGAAGCTGTGGAAAGAGCTGCTGGCGTTCCTGTTCGATGGCAGCCCACCCGAGCACGTGAAGTGGTTTGAACAGTGGCTTGGCTACCCGCTAAAGCACCTGGGCACCAAGATGGCGAGCGCCGTCGGCATGTGGGGCGCGCAGGGCGTGGGCAAGAGCCTGATACCGCTTGTCACGATGGGGCCTATCTACGGGCGCAACTTCACGTCGGTCAAACAGCCCGAGCTTGAAAGCGAGTTCAACGACTGGGCCACAGATAGGCAGCTCGTCTTGATTGACGAGGTCGAGGCAGAGAACAGCAAGCACAGGGGCGCGCTGCTCAAGCACCTGATTACAAGCCCTCGCATGTTCATCAACCGCAAGGGCCTCCCACGGTACGAGGTGCCCGACTACATCAACTACTATCTGGCCAGCAACAGCCCCCGCGCATTCGACCTGGACGAAGACGACCGCCGCTTCTTCGTCCACAAGGTGCTGGCCGACCGCTCACAGTTCCCCCGCGACCTGGCACGCGCGTACTGCGACGAGTGGCTAGGCCGCGTGTCCCGCTCTGATGTCTACACGGGCAAGGGGCATGCGGCGCTGCTGCACTACTTCTTGCACGAGCTGGACTACACCGGGTTCCAGCACGACCAACCCCCCATGACCCGCGCCAAGCGAGACATGGTCGAGGTCGGACGCCACCCCGCCGTGGACTGGCTGCTCACGTTCACCGAGCGCGACACGTGGGCCAAGTACATGCGCCGCGAGGTGTGGACACCGTCCGAGCTATGCACCCTCTACCGGGGCAGCGGGAACCGCAGCGCCGAGAACACCAGCGTCAACGGGTTCGGTGCGTACCTGTCCACCGTCGGCTGCCCGCGCTGGCACGGCACCGTCAAGGGGGAGTCGGTGCGGTTCGTGGCCGTGACCAACTTCGAGAAGTGGAAGAAGGCCACGGCCGACGAGTGGGTCAAGGAGTACCAGAGGGTCATGTTAAGCGGGGTGAAGTTTTGATCGTCATCGATTGGTCACAGTCCCAGCTCGGCACCCTACGGGCCGATGCGTTCCACAGGTTCATCACCAGCAGCGCCCGCGCGCGCGCAATGGCCATCGAGGACTACCAGCGCACCACGATGCTCGTGCCCATCAAGCCGCCGCCCGAGGTGGTGACAGGGGAGTACCTGCCACCGGGCGCGCCGCGAAGGAACTACAATCGCGGTACGTGGAAGCATGGCGCGGCTGTGTACAGCGACGGGACTACGTTCTATACGGTGTACAGCGACGGGACTACGTTCTATACGGTGTGACCGCATGCCTGGCTACGTAGCATCCCGCGACTGGCCCAAGAGGCGCGCACAGCTCGCCGAGGTCTACGCTTACATGGTGGAAGTGTCGGGTGGCTACTGCGGGGCAGGCTGTGACCCGGAGCTAGGCTGCGGCACGGAAGAAGGGTTGCAGCTCCATCACCTTGAAGGCAAGTCGTGGACGGCCAACAAGGTCGGCCCGTTGCTTCGCATGCGCATGCTCGCCGACGACTTCGTGCGGGGGCGGCTGGGCGTGCTCTGCGCCGAGTGCAACCTGGCCGACGGCCGCAAGCACGCGCAAGAGTACCGTGCAAAGAAGACAGAAAGCGTCCCGTTTTGACCGATGCCGAGGCTTTCGACGTGCTTGGCTGCCCGCCCGATGCAAGCGAGGCGGAGCTCAAGACCGCGTATCGCGTGCGACTCCGGCAAGCGCACCCGGATCTAGGCGGTAGCACGAGTCACCTGATACGTGTTACGCAAGCGTGGCGAGCATTGCAGGCCAGCGCGGAGACGCGGAATCGCTGCATACAATGTAGAGGTGCAGGGCGTCAAACGTGGACTTCCGGCTTTACGCAGCTTGTTACTATCTGCACGCAATGCGGCGGAACGGGTAAAAAACCCTAGGCCTTTCGCCAGGTTAGAAGAAATCGACATAGCCTTAAACTTTTTAGTTGTAAGGCAGGCAGGCGCGGTTCATAGTTGTTTTCCACCGATTGAAACACACCAACCGAGGAGCCAGCCAAAATGAACACTTCAAAGTCCAACGATATGCGCCTTAGTCACCAATGGTCAAGCCGGCCCGATGACCAACGATTTATCACGCTGGCAGACCTGGAAGCCAGCGTCGCGGCTCGCCACGCTATCAGCCGCGAGCATACCGCGCAGTCCGTGCAAGTAGTGCTACAGGGTGAAGATCTCGGCCTCTCGACCGGGAAGGGTTTCGCCGAGTTGACCCACTGGTCGTTTGGCCAGCTCGCCAGGCTTGGCGGCGCGCCAGCGGACTACCTTCGCAGCTTGCCGCCAGTCCTGGCAGCGCCCGCGTTGCAATGGTCAATCGAGCGCCGCGAGGATGCTGGGAAGGCCGTCAAGATCATGCACGTTAGCAACGGGCATCACGAGGTAAGGGCGATCACATCGCCCACCTATGGCCGTATCTGGGACTTGGACGTGGTCCGCGCCTTGCGCCGCCTGGGCGATGACTGGCACGTTCCGGCCGCGTCCTACAGTGGGGCGGATCCACTACGCGCAACCACGCTGTATGCGAGCGACCGCGACGTGTTCGTGTTCTTGTGCCGACAAGAGCCGATTGATATCGGGCACGGCCAAGTGCTCAACCGCGGAGTCATGGCCTGGAATTCCGAAGTTGGAGCGGCATCGTTTGGCCTGTCCACCTTCACCTATGACCGCGTCTGTGATAACCGCATCATCTGGGACGTACTCGGAAAGCAAGAAATCAGGATGCGGCACACGTCCGGCGCGCCCGCTCGCATGGTTTCCGAGGTGCGGCCCTTGCTCGCGTCCTACTCCCAGCAACCCGCCAGTGATGTCGTCAACGTCGTGCGCACTGCCCGCGCGTGCGATGTTGGCAAGGATAAGGCGTCGGTTGAGGAGTGGATGCGGAAGAAGGGATTCACCCGCGCGCAAGCTGCCAGCGCGTACAGGTACGCTGAGACCGACATGCTCAACCAAGGGCTTAACCCGCGCACCGTGTGGGGCCTGGTGCAGGGCGTCACGGACTACGCGCATGAGATCAAGCATACCGATACGAGAGTGGATCTAGAGCGCAAGGCTGGCGAGCTGCTTTCGTCGGTCGTCTAGTTTCGGTAGGTGTACCCGTGGTCAAGACTAGGAACCTTGACCACGGCCTAGACTTCCCGAAACTTTTTTCTTTACAAGCGGGTTACCGCGTGGGCGAGTACCGGAATGGAAACGAAATTCAACTGCCAGCGACAGTGGAAACCCGGCCTTGTCTTTTACGTGCGAGAACTCCCAGGTGATGGCGGCGCGGACTACGGCTACACGGAAGAACCTGGAAAGGCCGTTCCGATCAGTGCGTATTGGATGCGCAGATTCCGCGCGGATATGAACCGGGTTAGCGCCAAGGGCGTGGTTTGCCGTGATGTTTAAGATGGAAAACAAATGCAACGCTGAAAGGTTGTTTGACGCTCTCAAGCCGGACTATTGGGATACCTCGTACAATCCCAAGACACGAGCGGGATATGCGAACCTTGGTTTTACCGGGATTCACTTCCACGAGAGTGGCAACGATCCTGCGGTCATCATCACACTGGTAAGCCCGCCACGTTTCAAGGGAACCGACGAAGGCGCCTTGGCTTTCATCGAAGCATTGCGTGCCGCTTTCTTTAACTCTGATTGAGGTAGGACCATGGCAAAGAAACTCACAAAAGACGAACAGATCGCGCGTCTCATGTCCGAGAACGCGAGCCTGGAACGTGACATCCAAACTTTCCGCCGCGACATGGAAGCGGCACGCGCCGCCCTGGCCAATGGCGGCACGGATTCGGACTACTGGCGAAAGAGCATGGCCCAGCAAGCGTTCCCGAAAGAGAACCCGGCCACGGTGCCATGGGAGGATCTGGATTCGTGGTTCAGCCAGCGTGCGACGGAAGATGCGGACCTGCTAGAGAAAGCAGAGCGCATCGCCAAGTCGCACGACATCGATCAGGCGGGCGATGTTGACGACATCCTAGATCGACTTGATAGCGCACTAGATGATGCCGACAAGTTGAAGTCGAAGGTTTGCACGCTGGGCGATGTTTACAGCGTGGGAGTAACAGACCCTGATGACATCGCCGACACGCTAGAGGAATGGGCTGCCAAGGGCACTGCCGACAGCGTTCGCGCCGATGCGTGGTCCCTCCTCGCCGCCCTGGACTACGATGTCCGGCAAGTGAGATTCATGGATCTTGACCTTGACGATGGGCAGATCGTCTTCGCGTTGAAAGCGCAGCGCCGATCATGAGACAACACTTTTTCTTTGGTCCGGCCGAAGTGTGGGTGTGGGAGTGGCCAGTTCTTGCGCCGTCCATATCTGACAGCGCAACCCAGTGCCTAGCCGCTCTGTTCTTCCTTCTTCTTCCGTCTGGTAGAATCACTGCTTAGGAGAAATCACCATGCGAACGCTCATTCTATCCCTAGCACTGTTGGTTCCCGCTTGCGGCTCGCCTCTCGATGCGTGCGAGCCGATGCCCACCGAAGGCACGGGTCGGACATGTATCCAAGAACTGCCCGCAGGCATTCCGTGCGCTGGCATTGCCTGGACTGTGGGCGGCGTGCTCCAGGTGCCCGAGTCCTACGAAGTGATCTGCGGTGCCGGCCAGGTTATCACCCGAGACGCGGCCACATGCGCCGCGCTGGCCAGTGGCGCGGTATCGGTCGTTACTGTGGGCTGCGTGCCATGAGCCAGATTTTCCGCTGCACACTCTGCCACGCCTACATGGCCGGACCTGGAGGCGTGCATTTCATCCGATGCACGCGCTGCACTGGCGCGGTATCGCTCCCGGCCAGAGGCTTGCGCGCGTGGCTGCGCCGCCTGCTAGATCGCATCGCGCCCACTGTGCCGCCTGCTATCGACGAATGTGAGACGTGCCCGGTAACTCACCTGTGTGAACGGCCTAGGTCCTGTGTCCGCCGCCTGGATTGTATCCAGGCGGACCTTGATCGCCGGTTGAGGATGCCGTCTTGACCGCTTCACCATGATGTTGAGATCAAGCGATGCGCTTGCGGTCTGATACTTGGGCCGGAAGGTTGCATCGACTGCCCACTAGACCAGCATCGCATGCGCGCACTGGTAGAAAGCCGACCCAATGCCGAGTAGCAAGATCATCCTCCCGCCCGAGTATCCCGCCTTGCCTTGCAAGGTTCTATCAGTGAAACCTTTCAGCGCATGGGCCATCATCCATGGCGGCAAGGATGTAGAGAACCGAAGTTTCCGCACGCGGCACCGCGGGCGAGTCCTGATCCATGCGTCCAACTATCGTTCGCGTGCTGAGCTAGAGGATGATGCGTCCTATGTCCGCGACCTGTGCCCGGAGATGCACGACGAGGTAGACAGCGCCGGGACCATAGGCAGCGTCGAGATCACGGGTTGCGTGGAAGACAACACGAGCCGGTGGGCCGAAGACGGCTGCTTTCACTGGCTGCTAGCGAAGCCACGCGCGCTTCCCTTTTGGGAGTGCAAGGGCTGGTTGAACGTCTGGACATTGAAAGGGTAGGACATGCCAAACTTTGAACAGAACGATCTCGACCTGGAATACGACGGCGATCTCTCACAAGCGGACATCGACCGCCAGCGCGAGATTGACTACCACTGCGCACACTGCGGCCCGTGTATACGCGACGAGCATTGTAAGACGCTCGAACGAATCTGGAACGGCCGCGAAATTTCCCGTTGACAAAGTTTTCCGTTTAGAAGTACAACAACCATGGAGGGCAGATCATGATTATCGAAATCGAAGGTTGCGATGGGGTAGGCAAAACCACCGTTGCGAAGCTCCTGGCCGAGAAGATCGGCGCGCAGTATCTCAAGTTTCCCGACCGCACCACGCCGACGGGGAAGGTTATCGACACGATGCTTAGAGGCGGTGGTTGGCTAGGTGAAAAGACCTACCTGGACATGGAGCCCACGACCTACCAGGCCCTGAACGTCGTTAACCGCCTGGAACACTTCGGGACGCTGGACAGGTGCCACCAGAACCAGGCGCTGCACCTTGTCTGCGACCGCTACATCCAAAGCGCGTTCGTCTACGGGGGGCAGGACAATGTCAACCCGGAGTGGCTGGCGGATCTCATGCTGTGCTTTCCGCCGCCCGACCTTCACGTCCTCTTGTGGGTAGACCCTGAAACCCTGGACGCCGAACGCCTGGCAGGCCGCGACCGCGAGGTGTACGAGTCCAGAGGGGTCAAAGGCCTGGTGTCGCAGTCCATTCGCTTCATGCAGATTTGGGCACAGCACGAGTCTGACCCTCGGTGGGTCAAGTACAACTCGAATGAGCGCAGCGCGAACACCATCGCCGAGATGGTTATCAGTGACCTGGACTACATCAAAGGGGGGATGTGATGGCAACGAAGGAAAAAGCATTCAAGATTCCAGCCAAGCTAGGGGCGTGTGCGGATCTCCTCTACACGCTGCGGGCCGAGCGCATCCTCATTGAGCGCCAGGCCGACGAGATCAAGAAGAAGGAAACGCAGCTAAAAGAGCACCTGATCGAGAAGCTAGGCACCGAGATGGCTGCCGAAGGGGTGGTGGGCGAGCTGGCCACCGTGCGCGTGCTGCCCGATACCATCCCGGTCGTGAACGATTGGGAGTCCCTGGCCGAGTACATCATTAAGAACAAGGCCGTAGATCTGCTACAGCGCCGCCTATCCAATGAAGGGGTCAAGGCGCGGTGGGAGAACGGCAAGGCAATTCCAGGCGTCGAGAAGATGCTGACCAAGAAACTTTCAATCACGAAGCGATAACGGGTACAGGTTCAAAGGAAAGGTTACGACAATGGCACCAAAGACACAGAAGACAGCAGCACCGAAGATCGAAGCAACGCCCGCTAGCACGGCACTCGTGCGCAAGGCCCCTGCGGACATGGAGCCGTGGGAGGCCGAGCTGTACGCCGACGCGCAGAAGGCTACCGAGCAAGAGGCAGGGGTAGGCGGCGGAAACTTCATCAGCACCCAGGGCGGCGTGCTCAAGGTCAACGACCAGATCGTGCCCGGCAATGAGATCGCCGTGTGCGTGCTCGATAGCGTGACGGTCAAGACCTTCTTTGCCAAGAAGTTCAAGCCGGGCCAGTCCGACGCCCCTGCTTGCTACGCTTTCAGCCGCGACGAGAACCTTGCGCCTCACGAAGCGGTGGCCAAACCCTGCGCCGCCACGTGCCTGGAATGCCCGAACAACGCTTTCGGCACTGCCGACGGCGGCGAGCGTGCGGGGAAGGCGTGCGCGGACAGGCGGCGGCTCGCGGTCATTCCCGTGGGCACCATGGTGGGCGGCACGTTCCACCCAACAACGCAGGTCGAGGCCCTGAAAAAGGCCGAGCTGTCATTCTTCACCTGTCCGCCCACCGCGCTCAAGTCATGGGCGGGATACGTGAAGGGGCTCAAGGCCAGCGTGCAGCGCCCGCCCTACGCTGTGTTCACCAGCATCAAGCTGGTTCCGCACCCGACGAATCAGTTCGCCGTCGAGTTCACCATGCTCGCCCCTGCAACCAAGGACCAAGTGCCCGTGCTCGTCGAGCGCCACCGCGAGGCCGAGGAGAAAATCATCTTCCCGTTCCCGTCGGCCACGCCCGCGGCCGGTGAGACTGCCGCCTCTGCGGGCAAGCAGCCGCGCAACAAGTTCGCGAAGTAGTTTCGAGCGGCCTGCGGCCCGTGTGTTCCTGTTACATCTGCGGGCCAGGACAAACAGCATCGCCACGCCCACCGATGCGCTTGAAAAGTGGGCCGTCCTAATGACACCGAGAGACGGTTAAACGAAACGTGTCAAGGAAGTGCAGTCGATACCTTTGCAAAGTGTCGATGAATTGGGATGTCGTAAGTAACGAGACGACTAGGATGTTCGACCCCTCCGGCTTCCCCAACTGGCCACGCAAGACGCGGGCGAGCAACGAAAGGATCACCATGGGACGTAAGAGGGCAGAACCGATCATCGAGACACCACCCGCTGTGGTGGAAGAGGAAACCACCACCGAGAAGAAGTCTCGCAAGCTGGACGTTGAGGCCTTGCGCACGCTTGCGGACGAGTGCCCCAGCAAGAACGCCGGGCAGCTCTTGATTGACAGCCTCGATTCGTATGTCGAGGCACGCAAGGCATACCAGGACGCGAGCAAGCAGCTCCGTTTCGCGGCTTCGCTGGCAGGCCTGGCGAAGTAGGGTTTGCGACGGTGCGCAGGGGCCAAGGTCACGGTTGACGACAATGGCACGCGGTCGCTAGCGCAGGAGACGTGCCATGTTGGGTGTAGCTCAATTGGTAGAGCGCCAGATTTAATCTGGTCGTTGCGGGTTCAAGTCCCGCCACTTGACCGAAGGTGAAACGATGAACCAAAAGAAGATCACAGAGGTACTTGGCGACTGGCCCACGTTGCTGGGGTTCATGCGCACGTGCAGCGAGGACGAGGCGGCGGCGTTGCTCAAGGCCGAGAAGGAAGGGGCGTGCCGCCGCACCATGCTTCTGCGCATCCACCAACGCTACAACGTCATGCGCGGGCGGCGAGAGCGGGAAGAACTGGGCAAGCTGGGAATGCGGTCGAGGTAGGCCATGCTTGCATGCTTATCCGGTTCACGCACACCACTCAAACGATAGGAGAACAATGAAAATCTACGTAGCATCTTCTTGGCGAAATGCATACCAGCAGGCGGTCGTGAAGCTGCTCCGACACTTGGGGCATGATGTCTACGATTTCCGAAACCCTGCGTCTGGCAATACCGGCTTTGCTTGGTCTGCCATTGACCAGAACTGGCAAAACTGGACACCGGACGCCTACAGAAAAGCCTTGGAAAACCCTGTAGCTAAGAACGGTTACAGTCTCGACATTGGCGCTGTCCGCTGGTGCGACGCCGGGGTGCTTGTGTTGCCTTCCGGCCGGTCGGCATCGTGGGAGTTTGGGCACATCATGGGGCAAGGAAAGCCCGGCGTTGTCTACATGCCGGAGGCTTGCGAACCGGAATTGATGTACAGCGAGGCGCGCATTCTGGTGTCAGAGGATGAGCTGCGAGAACATTTCAACCCGTTTCGCGCCGAATGGGCGTCAACCGGATAGGCATGCATGCTTGACCTATCCCGCGCCACCACCGTGGACTTCGAGTCGTTCCCTATCGAGTCCCGCCCGAGCTACCCGCCCAAGGCGGTAGGGGTGGCGATTCGCAAGCCTAACGGCGTGAGTAAGTATTTTGCATGGGCGCACCCGCACGGTGGGAACAACAGCACGCTCGCCGAGGTCAAGAAAGAGCTGGCCAGCATCGCACGCGGAACCGGCCCTGTGCTGTTCCACAACGCCAAGTTCGACCTGTGCGTGTGGTCCGAGAGGCTAGGCGTGAAGCTGCCCGCCTGGGATCGCATCCACGACACTCTCCCTATGCTGTTCCTATCCGACCCACGCGCGGTGACGTATAGCCTCAAGCCATCGGCCGAGCTACTGCTGGGCGAGCCTCCCGAGGAACGAGACGCGGTCATTGACTGGCTGGTTGAGCACCAGCCGGTGCCGGGGGTGAAGCTGACGCCCAAGGCGCCCAAAAACCGATACACCAAGGGCGCGAAAGACACGACAAAGAAGACTCAATATGCAGGGGCCTACGTCGCATATGCGCCTGTGTCGCTGGTCGGACCCTACGCCATCGGCGACGTTGACAGAACGTGGAAGCTGGCGCAGAAGCTAGCTGCCGAGCTGAACACACGGAACATGGTGCCCGCCTACCGCCGCGAGGTGGACATCATCGAGCCCATCATGGACATGGAGCGCAGGGGCGTTCCGGTGGACGTGCATGCGCTGGAAACTGACGTGGCCACCTACACCACGGCCATGGCCCGCGTTGACTTGTGGCTGTGCAAGCGGCTCAAGGTGCCTGCCGGGGTCGAGGTGAACTGGGACAGCAACAAGGACTTGGTCCGGTACATGCTGGCCGCGGGCGTGGCCACCGAGGGCAGTCTTGGCCTCACGCCGTCGGGCGAGGTGCAGACCAACAAGGACGCGCTCGCGCGAGGGGTGGCAGATCCGCAAGTGCTGGCCGTCCTCAAGTACCGCAGCCGCGTGGTGTCCTCGCTCGATACGTTCATGCGTCCGTGGCTCGCGACGGCGGGCAAGTCGGGCGGGCGCATCTTTACGACCTGGTATACCACACGCCACGATGAGCACGGGGCGCGCACGGGCCGCATGGCCAGCAGTCCTAACCTGCAAAACATGACCAAGCGCAAGGTTACGCTGTTTGAAGGCGAGGCCCCTGCATGGTGGAAGAAGCTGGGCCTGCCCGAGCTGCCATTCGTCCGGCGTTACATCATTGCCGAGAAGGGCGACATTCTGATCGACCGGGACAAGAGCCAGCAGGAGATCCGCATCTTCGCGCACTACGAAGACGGACCCCTGATGGAGTCCTACAACGCCACGCCTTGGTTGGATCTCTACAACCAGGTCTTGCCGACGGTCAACGCCATGCTGGCCGTGCCCATCACCCGCGACGCCATCAAGACGACGGTGTTGGCGAAGCTGTACGGCATGGGCATCGGCCTTCTGGCTATTCGCCTCAAGGTGGACGTGACGACGGCCAAGCAGATCTCCGATGCCGTGATCGGCGCGGTTCCCGGCCTGCGGGGGCTTGGTCGCATGCTCAAGGAAACGACGGGCAAGGGCCTGCCGGTGCGCACGTGGGGCGGGCGTGAGTATTTCTGCGAGCCGCCGAAGATGGTTGACGGCCAGATGCGCGACTTCCACTACAAGATGATCAACGTCTTGATCCAGGCCAGCGCCGCCGATGACTTGAAAGAGTGCATCCTGTGGTTCTGGCGGCACGCCCCGCGCAAGTACAAGCTGATCTTGACGGTGCATGACGAGCTTGTGGTGTCCGCGCCAGCCGGTGAGATCCACAAGGCGATGGCGCTGCTCAAGAAGGCCATGAACCACGTCAAGTTCGACGTGCCTATGTTGTCCGAGGGGAAGTACGGGCCGAATATGGCCTCGCTGGTTGAGTACGACAAAAAGGGCGTGGATGTCTACGCCGGAAAGAGTGCGTGATGGCAAGAGAAGAAGCAACCTTCGAGACGAAGGCCAAGCTCAAGGCAAAGACCGACAAGGCGATCTTGGTCTACGTCCACGACTTCGATGAAGACTATTGGATACCGTCGGGGCAGGTGCATGACAATTCAGAAATCTATGATGGTTGTGATGTCGGAGAAACGGGAAACATCGTGGTGACTTCGTGGATTGCAGAAAAGAAGGGTTGGATCTAGATGCCCACGAAACCCGCACCGATGGTTACAGCCTGGTCATGGTCCCGCCTCGCGGACTACGATCAATGCCCCGCGCGCTGCAAGTACAAGCACATTGACAAGATGAAAGAGCCGCAAAGCCCGGTGCTGCAAGCCGGGAGCGATGCGCACAAGCAGTGCGAGGACTACACCAAGCGCGTGAAGGGGGCGACCATCACGCCCGCCATGGCCAACTTCAAGGCCGAGTTCATGGCTCTGCGAAATCGGCTCAAGCCGTCCCAGCTCGAAACCGAGTTGCGGGTTGCGTTCGACAAGGATTGGAACCCCTGCGACTGGTTCGCAGCGTCGGCCTGGTTGCGCGTGGTCATCGATCTGACGTGGGTCGAGGCCAAGAAAGCCCGGCGCGAGGTGGTGGACTACAAGACGGGGAAGAACCGCGAGAGCGCCTACCCACAGTTGCGCCTCTACAACCTCGTTTCGTTCTTCATGGCGCCCAAGATCAAGGTGGCCCATTCGGCGTTCTGGTATCTCGACCAAGGGGAGACGCACGAGGAATTGCTACTCGAAGGCCAGGTCGAGCAAGAGCGCAAGGACTGGGAGAAGAAGATCGCGCCCATGTTCGCGGATCGCGTGTTCGTCCCGAAACCGTCCCGCGCGTGCATGTGGTGCAATTTCTCGAAGGCAAAGGGTGGACCGTGCCCCTACTAGAACGCGACATCCAGGCCAAGTTCATCCTCAAGTGCAAGGCGCACGGGTTCGATGCGCTCAAGCACGTGTGCCCTGGCCGGGCAGGGGAGCCCGACGTAGAGGTGCGCTTCACCGACAAGGCTGGCAACGGGCATGTGGCCTACGTCGAGTTGAAAAAGCCCGGTGAGGAGCCCACCAAGATCCAAGAGCACACTTTGATGCAGCTCCGCGCGGCCGGGTTCATCGCCGGATGGGCGGACAACGCGGACGACGCTTTCAAGGTGCTGCTGGCTGCCATCAAGGAGAAGGGGATCGAGTTGTGAAGTTCACCCCACACAAGGGCCAGGTCATTGGCATCAAGTACCTAGTCACGCATCCCGAGGCTGGGCTGTTACAAGATCCGGGTTTCGGCAAGACCGCCCAAACCCTCGCGGCCCTGGTGCAGCTCCGGCGCACGGGTGCGGTCAAGAAGGCCCTGGTGGTGTGCCCCTTGCGCGTGGCCTATCGGGTGTGGTCCCACGACGGCGAGGTGGGCAAGTGGGACAACTTCAAGGACCAATTCAAGGTGTCGCTGTTGCACGGCCCGCACAAGGAAGCCGCGCTCGAGGCCTATGCGAACCTGTACGTCATCAACTATGACGGCCTCGACTGGCTGACCGCCCCGCGCGACCGCACCAAGGCGCCAGGCCTGCGCAACCAGTCGCGCCTTGATGAACTGATCGCCGCAGGGGTTGACGTGCTGGTGCTCGATGAGCTGTCCAAGTTCAAGCACCACGGCACCAAGCGGTTCAAGACCCTCAAGAGATTCCTTCCCAAGTTCAAGCGTCGCTGGGGTCTGACCGGCTCGCCCGCAGCCAACGGGCTGCTTGACCTGTTCGGCGAGGCCTACGTCTTGGATCTCGGCAAGGCCCTTGGCCAGTACGTCACCCACTACAGGTTCAAATACTTCCTGCCCTACGGCTACATGAACAAAGAGTGGCGCCTAGCGGAAGGGGCTGAGGCTAAGATCTACCAGGCGTTGAAACCGCTCATGCTGTCCATGCGCGCGGAAGACTACCTCGACATGCCCGAGCTGGTTGAACAGGACGTATGGGTAGACCTGCCGCCAGCGGCGCGGAAGTTCTACGATGAGTTTGAAAAGGAGATGATCGCCGAGTTTGAGGGCGAGACGCATGTTGCGGGCAGCGCGGGGGTGGTGAGTGGGAAGTGCCGACAGATTGCGAGCGGTGGCATCTACCAGGCTGCAAAGCCGCTCAACAATGGCTGGAATGCGCCACTGCCACCGAAAGAGATCCACCAAGCCAAGACCGAGGCCCTTGGTGAGCTTATCGAGGAGCTACAGGGGCAGCCGTTGCTTGTGGGTTTCGACTACAAGCACGACCGGGCGCGGATTGAAACGCTGGGCGTGAAGCACTTCATTGACGGCAGCACGTCGATGAAAGAGTCCGCCAGCCTGTGCGACGAGTGGAACGCCGGGAAAATCAGCGTGCTTTGCGTCCACCCGCAGGCGGCGGGGCACGGGCTCAACCTGCAAGGCTCAAGCTGCGCGCACGTGGCGTGGTACACGGTGCCGTGGGACTTCGACCTCTACACGCAGACCATCGACCGCGTGTATCGGCAGGGGACCAAGGCCAAAACGGTGTTCGTCCATCGCATCCTGGCACGCAACACGGTTGACGTGGTGGTGTCCCGGTGCCTGAGAACCAAGGAAAGAACGCAGGACGCCTTGATGCTGGCGCTGCGGGACTACTCGAAAGGAAAACCCAATGGCTGATGAGGCGGTGGGAGTGCTGCAAACAGGCCTCACCAAAGAAAAGGCCGCGATTGAACGCCAGTGGGCGTTGAGGTCTACCACGCATGACAAGTTGGTGGCGTCGGTCGTGGGAATGCACGGGGATGTGGCTGGCATCGCTGGGCAGTCGGTCCAAGAGCTGGAATCGGCGTCGCTCAAGGCGCTGGAAGCGGTAGAATGAAAAGCCCGCAGGACGTAGACCGCGCTGGCCTGGCGTCGCAAGCCAGCCTAGCCACGGTGGTGTACTGGCACGGGGAGGTGTCCAGGCTGGTGGCCAAGCTGAAACACGCACGCGCGGAGCTTGCCGCCGCCGAGGATGCACACCAGACAAACGAGATCGCACGCGCTGCCGCCAGCGCCCCAGGAGAATGACCATGAAGCTGTTCACTTGCCTATCACCTTCGCACGTTCCCATGTACGACGCTCACTTTGGGCCGTCGGTGTTGCTATCCGGCCTGGACCTGCAACCGCCACGCACGCTTGAACAGGTATGCCCTACGGGGGTCTATGAGTCGCCAGGGTTCCAAGAAACCTGCCTGGCCAAGATGCACTACCTGCGCGACGTGCTTGTGGCAGAGTCCGAAAGCCGCGAGCCGTTCGTCTTCTGCGACGTAGACATTCGGTTCTATGGGCTCGTGGTGGAAGACCTGCTCGAAATCGGCGAGAAGACAGACGATGCCGCCGACGGTGACGGGCCGAACCCGCTGTTTCAATCCGACGGGCCGGGCGGCCCCTGCACCGGGTTCATGCTCTGGTATCCCTGCCCGTGGGCCGTCGCGCTGGTCGAGGACGTGATCCAAGTCATGGGCGAGAAGCACATCGAAGATCAGATCGGCATGCAGCACGTGTTGCGCGATCGAGGCCTGACCGCAGCCCTCTTGCCCGAGCGGTATTGGACCGTGGGGCAGACGGGGCGCCACTGGAACCCGGGCGACCCGGTGCGCCCACCGTCGGATCTGCTCATGCATCACGCGAATTGGACCGTCGGGGTCGAGAACAAGATGGCGCTGCTTGATGCGGTCAGGCTTGCGCACGCGACGCCTGCACCTCAAGGGTATGACCTACCGCCACATTCGAGCAAGGCTTCGCATCTACTTCCGCCCGAAGTCGTCGTACGCAGCGCCGCCATCGAGCTGCAAGACCCGCTACCGCTGGCACTAGTGCTGCAAACCTGGCAGGGGGACGCGGCCGAGGCTTGCCGCCTGCTGCGCTTGCTGGCCGACATCGAGCCCGTCGAGGTGCGAGACGACGTGCTTGTGGTGGCGGTGCAGGAAGGCACTCAGCACCGTGACCTGGAAGACGCCATTTTGTACGCTGGCAAGAAGTTCGCCGTGACGACGATCAGCACTGAGGTGGACATCCGCAAGGAGTACCCCGGAATTGCCTTTGACCCGTGGGCCTCGGCAGTTGATCAGCTCTACCGCTGGCGCTGCACCGGCACGCTGCGCCCGGCATCGGCCTTCTTCTTCGAGCCCGACGGCTGCCCGCTACGCCGCGACTGGCGCGCGTGGCTCAAGCGTGCCCACAGCGAGACGCTACAGCACGGCAAGAACGTGACAGGGGCCAGGATGCGCGAGCAAGACCACATCAACGGATCGCTGGTCATGCACCTTGACCTGTGGGCCAACAAGCCGAGCCTGCGTAGCTGCCCGCCCAACGCCCCTTGGGACATCTTCCACGGTCACACGCTGGTCGCCGAGTCCCACCCGTCGCACGTCATTCGCAACGAGTTCGGGCTTCACGTTACGCGCGAGATGTTCCGGCAGTACCGGCGTGAGGGTGCTTGGCTGACGGGGGTCAAGGACGGCTCGCACCACGCGCAGGCCCGCGAGTTGTTGGCACCATGAACCGTCCCAAGTGGGTGCCGCTTGCCGGGCTGGCCAGGGCCTACGCACAGGGGGCCTGTGACCCTGCGATCCTGGCCAAGTTTGAGGCTGCCTTCGTCTCGCGCCTCAAGACCGGCGCCTACGCACCCGCGTGCTGGGGCGCGCTGGCAGACTGCAAGCTCAAAGGCGAGGCTGCCAGGGTAGAAGAACTGTTCGAGTCCTGCCCAGTTCGCGGAACGGCGGGCGGCGTGCTTGAGATCGACATGGCCAATAGCTCGCTGCTACCTGCGCAGGGTTTACCAAACAGCACCCGCCCACAGCCTCCCCCGCTACAGGTGGCAGCGAACCCTAAAGCTACGGCTGGGCAGGATGTAGTCAAGGGTAAGAAAGCTACCCTTGCAACCCCGCCGCAGTCAAGAAGCATTGCGCCCGCCAAGCGTTCCGCGCCTCGCGCGTCGGTGCCTGGTTCGGGTTTGCTGTTCGGCACTCCTCGGCCGCGGAAAGCCAGTCCGGTGGCACCGAGTTGCAAGCCGTGCGCAGCTTCTCCCACCCCATCAGGCCAGGGTAGCGCCCCAGCCCGCAGTTCCAAGCCAGGTCAAGTAAGGCCTGCTGTACCTGCACCGGGAACCCAACGAAGCCCGGGAACACGTTCGGCAAAGCCTTCAGCATCGAGCGCAGGCGGCGGAACCCCTCGGCCTCGATTGCCGAGGGCGTGAGACGAAGCGAGCCCTTGTAGGCCGAAGCCTGCAACCCGCCGCGCATGGACAGCACGCGGAAGAACTCCGCGCGGATCTCGTCCGGCGCGGCTGGCCCGCCGCTTACCCCGTGCTGCCAGGGCAGCGCCAGGGCCGAGTCCACGTCGAACACCAAGAACCCGACGCCCGTGGTGACGTTCGGGGTCTTGGCGCCGTCCAGGTACATCCACGGCACGTCGCCCTCGAAGGGGCGTAGTCGGTCGAGCTGGGCACGCAGGTCGGCGTCGGTGAGCATCACAGGCCTTTCGCAATGCTGAGTAGTCGCAGCACGTCCGTGCCAGGCGGCATCAGCTCTTGACAGATGGGCAAGTATGCCTCGCGCCAGCGGCGCGTGCGGAACTCCGGCGCGGTGTAGACGGGGAGGCCCCAGCTCTTGCCGCTGCCGCCGCCTGGCGAGTCCGCATGATACAGGTAGGCGTGCCCGCCCCACACGTCCGGCCCAGCCGCTGCGCTGGCGTCCCAGGTGTCAGTATTCTGACACTGGGTTGTAAGCTCTGCGCCCACAATGAGCGGGGCGATCTGAACTGCCGTGGCCAGGTGAGTCGGATCGCCGTAGCCGATGACGAAGAAGCAATCGAGCTGGACGCCGCCGATGGGGTTGTTGGTCCACCACTGCATGAGGTCGAATAGCACCACGCCCGTGTCGGTGGCGTCGGTGCCGTCCCAGCCCATGGCCCGGTAGACGGCGTGCGCATCGGCCACATTGAACGACAGGTCAGCGCGCGACACCTCGGCCATCATCTTGAGCCAGTTCACCAGCGCGGCGGGGCCGCAGATTCCCAGGATGTCGTTGTCTAGTGGGTCGTCATCCCACATCCGGCCGAGAGCCCAGTCCTTGGGTGTGCGCGCCACGAAAGGGTCAAGCCCGGCGAGTGCCGGGGTGAGCTTCACGTGCGCATTGACACGCCTTGGGTCGTGTGGTTGTAGACCGAGCTTTCGACCGGAGAACATCACTTCCCCTGATACGAGTTGCGAATTGCGATGTGTTCCTTGACGAGCCAATCATTGGCCGCCTGTCGCGCGTGCAGGTCTGCATCTGTGTAGGTTCCAGCGGCCACCTTGGCCTGCCCCTGCTGCGAAACGTAGGCCACCACACACGCAACATCGTCGATGGTGAAGTGCAACTCCGTCACCAGCCCGGCCAGGCAGGCGGCGGGGTTCGAGTCCACGACCGACATCAGGCAAGTGCTGGCGGCGGCAAGCGCGGCCGATGTTTCCGGGTTCTGCTTCGCGCAGTCTACGGTGGCGCCGAAGAACTGGTCAGGGGTGACGTTGTGGCAGGAGGAAACGGCAAGGGCAAGAACGAATAGAATGCGCTTCATGTGGTCCTTTCATGCTGTGGGATCTGTGGGCGGTTTGACAGGAGGCGCGATGCGAGGCTTGGCAACGCCCGTGATGTCCTCACTGCGGTCAACGCCAGTCGATACTACACCCAGCACGGGGGCTGTGGGGTTTTGCACGAGGGTCTGCACAGGCAGCACAGCCGAGCTTCCCGCTTCGGGCATGCGTGACGACACGCCTACAACCAGGCGCGGGTTGGTCAGCAACGCCGTGATTGTGGCTATTAGGGAACTCACCAGCACGCGCCAGTCGAACGGGGTAGCAAGCAGCGAAGGGGCTGCGGCGGCTAGCAAGATGGCAGCGTAGGCCTGGATCGTTTGTCGGATCTTCCTTGGGTCGTTCATTCTGGCACCTCTGGTATTGATAGTAACGCCGCGCTTGACTTTCGCAAAGCTGCTTTGATTTGCTCCTGGGTTCCCACCCAGCAGTGGGACGCACACCGCTTGTGGGCCTCGGTGAGCACGTCAATGCGCGCCCCCAGCGCGGCCATGTCATCGCCGTGCTCGCGCTCGATGTCGTCGAGGCGTCGAAGTATCGCGTTCACGCCGTCATCGCTCATCGAACAGCTCCACTCGGGGCTGGCGTGATGTTGTGGGCTCGGCTGATTTCGACCTCTCGGCGAAGGTTCATGTTGTCGATGTCTTGTACGGTATGATCGACACGAGCGCGGATGCTCTGCGCGGCCCCGGTGATTTCCGTAGAGAGCAGGGAGGTGGCCGCAGCCAGGGATTTGTCGTGCAGAAGCATCGCCTTGTCGTGCGCCGCCCAGACCGTGTGCTCAATGGCCGCGGTGAGATTCGCCTCGGCATCCCGTATCGCCGCCATGGTGTCCGATCGGCATGCCTGGGTATTGAGCCCCACGGCGTTGAATGCGCTCGTGAGGGCCTTCATAAACCCACCAAATTCCTTCTCTCTCTCAATCGACGTATCGACGTACCGCTTGAGTGCCCACACCAGCACGCCGATCACAATGGCGAGTAGTGAGAAGATGGCCGCAACGATGGCGCCGAGAGCCCCGGAGCTTGCGAGTTCTTTTAGCGCGGTGTCCAAGTCTTGTGCTGCTTTCGTCTATTGCGGTTGCCAGCGATTTGCCTGCGGATATCAGTTGAACTCCTGCACGCGCAGATTGCCCGTGTACGCCGCTACAACGCAGCGCCCTCCCTCGTTGGCCTGGATTTTTAGGTACACAGTATGGGTTCCTCCGGGCGTGACAGCATATGTCCCAAAGAGCGCTAGTTGCGTCCGCCCAGACGAAACCGTTGTGTTCGCGATTGGAGGCAATACCGTTGAATCTACGGTGAGCTGAATCGAACAGTAGGTGGCTCCATTCAAGGAAGCGGCAGCCCCTGCGTCGATAATGAGGGACGCTGCCGCTGTGTTCGCCGTCGTTATGTTGAGCACTGTGGACCACGTATAGCCGTAGTCTGAGGTGATATCCGAGGTGGTGTACGTGTAGTCTGTGTTAAGCATCCTGCCGGACACCCAAGCGTCAAGTTTTCCGTTACTGTTACCCAGCGCCGCCACTCCCGCGCCTGGCGTAGCGGAGTACGTTGGTCCGTTTGTTATGTGCGTTGCGTCTGTTATTGCCGCCAAATGCGACGCTGAGCATGTTCCGCTGCAGCCTATGCCAGCTCCGCTACCGTTTGCTACCCATTGAGTATTGGTTGAAGTACCGTCAACAGTCTCAAGAACATATCCTGGGGTTCCGTTGCTGCTAGGCTTCTGCACATCGATCAAAGCATGACCGTATGGTGTTAGATTCGATCCCTCTATTGTCCCCGATGTTACGATGCCGTCAGGACCTAATCTGACAGCATGGAAGCCGAACGTTCCCCCACCGTCCACCGTAAGGCGCACACCATAATACCCACCGACAATGGGCCCTATCCTAAGCTCGTTTCCATATATGTTGTTCCACGGTGCCGTAGAGCTTCCGACGTTTAGGTTATTGTAAAACGGTAGCAAATCCTGATTGATGGCCGTCGGGCTGGTCAGGTTGGACAGAGAGCTATTTGCTCCAGTCGTCGAAGCAAACCGAGAGTCATTCCCCGCCGCGACGGTGCCGGCGGTGGTGCCGACGGGTAGTTGTGCGATAGGAACCTTGGTCGTGCCGTCGAGGGTGGCAGGCGTGACCCACGTTCCTTGCCCGCCGCCTGCCGGGTAGACAACGGCCTGGCCTGCTGCTGGCGCGGTCGCAGGGTCTAGCATCGAGTAGCTAGCGGTCGTGGCAGCAACACCGTGGGTGACGGCGCCGGAGGTGGCGCCGTTGAGCTTGAGTGACAAAGCGCCAACGGCC